CCTTTCCCAGTAATATCTCCAGTAACATCAATATTTCCAGTGCCAGTAATATTTTTGCTATTTAAATCTAGATTTCCTCCAAGTTGAGGAGTTAAATCTAATACAATATCAGTAATACCACTACCACCACCGCCACCAGTAGCACTAATAAATCCAGAGGCATCGACATTTAAACCAGAACCCGATGCAACCTTTACACCACCAAGGACAGTATCAGTAGCGATTGGTAATGTATACGCTCCAGGAATTGTTGGTTTATTAGTTAAGTCAGTATAACTTCCACTGAATAGAGTTGGTTTATTAAGTATTTGTGCTAGACCAGTTGTAGCAGTCCAGTTAGAATTAACTTGTGCTGTTGGGGTATCAGTAAAAACTCCACCAGTATCAGACCTATAAATGTCTCCATTACTAGTAGCACTTTTACCACTTCCAGCAATAACAATACCATTACCACAATATAATAATGAATAAATTTGTGTTATTTCAGCACCAGGATCATAAATTTTGGTAAATGTCTTACCATAATCATTAGACTTATAAATGTCTCCATCATTACTACCAGAACCATCGTCGCCACCATAGCTGCCACCACTTCCAGCAAAAACAATACCATTACCACAATATACTAATGAACTAATATGTTCTAGTCCTACACCCATTTCAATTTTAGTAAATGTCAGACCAAAGTCAGTTGACCTATAAATGTCTCCATCATTAGTACTGTAACCAAAATTACTGGAATTACCACCACCCGCAAGAATAATACCATTACCACAATATACTAATGAACCAATTTCTTGTAAGGTGCCACTGGGAGCAACCGATATATCAGTCCAAGTTAGACCAAAGTCAGTTGACCTTTTAATAAAGTTTCCTGCATTTGTAAGACCAGCTGGGCCCGCAAGAACAATACCATTACCACAATATACTAATGAAGTAATTGAATTATGGATTGAATCTAAAGTTCTGGTCCAGCTAGCACCATAATTTGTAGACCTATAAATGTCTCCATCTTGAGAACCGTAGGTGCCACCTCCTGCAAGAACAATACCATTTCCACAATATACTAATGAACAGATTGCTTCTAAATCCGCACCCATTTCAATTGGGGACCAGCTAGCACCATAATCAAAAGATCTATAAATGTCTCCCTGATTAAATTGACCACCAGATCCAGCAAGAACAATTCCATTTCCACAGTAAGCTAATGACCTAATAGAAATAGAGTTGAGGGAGGTTAGCGTCCAAGTAATCCCATAATTCGTAGACTTATAAATTCCGCCGTTAGCGCCATAGAAACCGAAACCAGATCCAGCAAGAACAATTCCATTACCACAATATACTAATGAATGAATGAATGATGGAGTATTGATATTGCCATCCGACATTTCAATTTTGGTCCAGTATTTACCAATATCATGATTAAGACCTAGTGACATCGTATTAGTATAAAGCGTATCAGAATCAGAAAGTTTTGCTAACGGTTCCCAATTACCACTATGAGCATAATATGCTTTTCCTGTATCATGAGCATGAGCAAACATTCCGTGCCAATCTGAAGCGGATGGCAAACTAGCAAGCGTATCAAAATGGAATCTTAACTTGCTTGATTGACCTTGAAGTTCAATTGTTGATGAAGTTCCTCCAGTAATATCAAATGTCTGTGTATCTAAGTTGCCACCAAGTTGTGGAGTAACGTCCGCTACAATATCACTGATGCCACTAGTAGCACTAACAACTCCATTGGTAATACTCAATCCAGATCCAATCAGGATACCACCAAGAACAGTAGTAGTAGCAGTTGGTAGTGAGTATGGGGTAGTACTAATAACACCACTGGTTATAGTAATAGTAGTATTATCTACTTTAACTCCACCCAAAGTATTTACCGATGCCGTTGGTAAAGTATACGATCCAGTATTTGCACTAAGAATACCAGTTACTGAATCTATACTTAGATTGGCACCAACTTTAATTCCACCCAAAATACTTGTGGTTGCAGTTGGTAAAGTATAACTACTACCACTGCTTCCTCCAGTATTTGTAATACCACTACCGCCCAGTATTGTTAACGTTATTGTAATTGGAGTGAGAGAAACACTTCTATTTGTTACGCTTAAATATATTATATTTGTTCTGGGACTATCATTATTAAACCCTAATACACCAGGAGTAATTAAAACAGTATCATTATCATTTGCTGTTCTGATTTCTGCAATAAGTCCACTGCCACTTAATGGATCTTGACCTTCACTACGAGTAATATCAGCATCACGAGAAACATCATCAGTGTATATTCTGATCCAAGATTCTTTGCTTGCATTAATTTTATATATTGTATATGTTTCATGCCCAACAATATTTAATTCTGTATATGCATCTGTAGCAAGTGATGCCGTTGTTCCTGATACGGTTTGTATTGAAGGTAGAAGCGCATTTCCTCCAGATGAGCTAACAACTCCATTACCGTCTATTGATAATCCAGATCCAAGTTTAATACCACCTAAAGTGTTTGCTGTTGCTACTGGTAATGTATACCCACCAGCGGCAGCAGTTATTACTCCACTACCATTAATAGTAATAGTAGATCCGTCAACTTTAACTCCACCCAAAATACTTGTGGTTGCAGTTGGTAAAGTATATTGAGTTGGTATAGTTGGTTTGTTTTGAATAAAATTGAGTGATGTATTATTGGTTTGATTCCAATCTGCTTGCACTGGCGCAACGCTACCAATTGTAATTCTTTTGTTTCCAGAATCCCAATTTACAGTTGTTCCTGCACTACCAGCAAATTCAATAGTATCTGTTAGTCCAGAACTAGGAATTAAATCAATAATTGCATTGTTACTATTCGTATTTCTACCTGTCAAATCATACGTGATTACTGTTCCACTACCGCTACCGCTACCAGATACAACACTATTGATAACTTTATTAACACTATCATAAGTATATGTAATCCCAACTTTACTACCATTAATAAGCATTAATGCTGCTGCATCTTTAGCAAACGCATCTGTGTATTGTGTTACTACAGTTGGCGGTGCTCTAAAAGTAATTGTAGTTGGATTTGTTCTCTCAATTAATAATCCATCTGCTCCAACAAAAGTAATATCCGTGTTTACCGTTGCAATACCAATTTCTTGTAGTCTTACTTTTATTTGATTACCTGTAGCAAGTTCAGTAGTAAAATTATAAATTCTTCCACTTAAAGTTAATTCATTAGTAGACCTAGAGATATTAAGTCCAGAACTTACTTTGATAATAATATCACTATTTGTTCCTGCAGAATCAGATAACCGTAATGCTTTTCTATCTGATTGATTAACGCTATTAATTACAACATCTTGTGCTGATGTGGAATATGTTTTTTGGAAATTGCCAATAAGTACTTGTAGATCTGATGACGTAGAACTATTAGTAGTTACAATTCTTTGACTAGTCCAACTACTATTGTGTGAATAATAAAGAGCACCGCCAGATTCCGAATATGCTATAGCTCCTTCGTTTCCAGAAGCAGTTGAAAATTCAGCAAGAGTTGGATGATAAAATGGTATTAGATTTTTTACTCGTGGCGCAGTAATTGCTCCATCATCAGCAATGATAACCAAAGAGTTTTGAACTTCTAATCCAGTAGATCCATTAAATCTAGTGATTGCTTTATCAGTAGAAATAACAGGACCAATCATAGTGCCGCCACCACCTCCACTGCCAGCAGCAGATGCAGGAGCCCATTGAGTGCCATCCCAACGAAGAATATTTCCTATTGTTGGAGTTGCATCCGAAACATCAGAAAAATTTCTAAGTAACGTTGGTATGGTGGGAGTGTTAGTTAGGTCAGTATAATTACCACTGAATAAAGTGGGTTTATTTAAAATAGCAGTAATACCACCAGTAGCACTCCAGTCAGAATTAACTTGTGCTGCTGGAATTGTGGGTCGGTTTATTAAAGAATTGTAATTATTATACTCTGATGGAGTAGGTAAATTTACATAAGTAGTTCCGTCGTTTGTAAATTCCCATCTATCAGTAAGCTCATTCCATCTAATTGCTGTGTCAGTTGAAGATCCTCTGTTTACAATTATATCAGCATTTGACGATGGTGTTCCAACAACAGAATCATTTAAAACAAGTTGACTATTAGTAACGTTTAATGTAGTAAGATTAGTTGTAGTTGTAGTGCCAATAACATTTAGGTTACCAGTAATAACTAAATTTGCTAATGTAGCAGAAGTATTTTGAGTAATTGCTGATAGTGTGACCCACGAAAGTCCACCTCCAGTGCTTGTCAAATACTGCCCTGCGCTTCCTGCGCTTCCTTGAGGACCAGTAGTTATTAAACTTAAAGGAGTTATTCCGTTTGGAAAAGCAACAGGATTTACTCCAGTTAAACTACTAATACTATCTGTTAGTGTTGTTGATGAAGAAACACTAGTATTTACAAGAAGTGATGTAAAAGATTCTGCAGCGTTTCTTATAGTGTAAGTAGATAAATTTGGGGGAGTAAATGTAAATACTCCAGTTTGATCATTAAATGATAAAGATCCAGATCCTGATGCGCTTTGACTTGATACACTTAAATTAGTTAAATTTATAGATCCACCGCCACTACCACCAGTAGCAGTTGCGTTTATTCTAGAATTTAATGAATCATAAGCAAAACTAATTCCACTATGAAAACCATTAGTTAAAAGATTTGCAGCAACTTTCTCAACTGTTGACCACGGAAATTGACTGGCGTTTGGCGGCATTATGTCTCTCTATTCTTTCCTTAAACATATTTATAGTTTTAATTTTTTTTTGGTATAAATACATATAGAAAATTTAGCAGAAGGGGAGAGTGATCCTTCATGGCAACGTCAAACAAGGCGTTCGTCGTTAAAAACGGCGTCGTAGTACAAAACCAAAATACTTTAGAGTTAAAAGAATTATCCATTAATGGAGAAAATTCTGTTTCTCTTAGGGCACCATCTGCTCTTTCTGCTAATTACACATTGACGTTTCCATCTAGCGCAGGAGACACTAGACAGGTATTACAAACGAATGGATCGGGAGATCTATCGTGGGTAACACCTGTTTTTGTTGAGGATGTGTTGGCGTTATCAATCGCATTGGGGTAATAAATGGCAACAAATACATTCAAATCCAAAGTAGGTGCAGCAGTAGGAACAAGTTTAACTTCGGTTTATACTTGTCCAGCAAGCACAGTATCAATTATTATTGGTCTAAACCTAGCGTGTGTTGCAACCTCATCTGTTGTTGCTGATATTATCATTGATAAAGCAGTAGGATCTGACGCAAATCTAATTAAAAATATTCCCATTCCAACTGGATCTTCTTTTGAAGTATTGTCGGGGCAAAAAATTGTGTTGGAAGTAGGTGATGTTGTAAAGGCAAAATGCGATACTGCAGGTGGCATGGATGTATTATTAAGCTTTTTAGAAATTACTAATTAATACGAGGTGCTATGCCATACTTAGGAATTAGTCCTACTAGGACAGACAACAGAAAACTTGATACTCCACTCCAAAGAGTTGGTGGTGGTGTTGGATTTAATGGAACCACAACTCAATTCTATTTAACTATTGATAGTGAAGCTGTTTATCCTGATACAGAACTTTTATTTCAAGCAATATTAAATGGTGGTCAATTAAATCCAAAAGTTGACTTTTTAATTCAAGGTAATATAATTACCTTTGCTATTGCTCCTTCATCTTCAGCAGTATTTTTTGCTATTCTTGGTGATAGAGTTTCACTAAACAAACCAGCAACAGATAGTGTAACTACAAGCACTATTAGAGATGCAGCAGTCACTACGATAAAAATTGCTGATGGTTCTATCACAGCAGATAAAATTGCCGATGGCACTATTATCGCTGCAGATGTTGCTGATGGCGCAGTTACTACTACCAAGTTAAGTGGTGTTCCTGGAGGAGAAGCAGTAACAACTGCAAAAATTCGTGACTTAAATATTACTACTTTAAAAATTGCAGATCTAGCGGTAACAACTGCTAAAATTGCTGACAGTAATGTAACAACTGGTAAAATTGCTGATAGTAATGTAACCACAATTAAAATTGCTGACAGTAATGTAACAACCGCTAAAATTGCTGATGATGCAATTACTGCTGATAAAATTGCATCTGGTGCAGTTGGCAATACAGAATTATCTAATTCATCAGTATCAACTAATAAAATTGCCAATGATGCAGTTACTTCTGCTCAAATTGCGAACGGTGCAGTAGGCACAACTGAGTTATCAACAGGAGCAGTAACAACCGATAAAATTAATATCAATGTAGTTTCTGATCCAGTAAATCCTGTTGATGGGCAGTTAGTTTGGAATACTTTTACAAATAGCGCAAAAGTTTATAACACAAGTGCAGGTAGATGGGACGAGTTATTAACTACTTCAACTGGAGGATCTTTAATTGGTTGGGAATTAAAAGCAGCAATTCCTTCGTCTGTATCTACATTACAGGAAAAATCAATATTTCCTGTGAATAACGTTACTTATGTTGTTACTGTACCAAATGGCACCGCTGGTGGGTTCTATGTAGATGGTGTTCAGAAACCCAGTTTAACTTTAGAAGCAAATAGTGTTTATACTTTTGATCAATCAAATGCATCAAATGTAAACCATCCATTCAGATTTTCTATTGACAATAGTACAATTTTTTCTGGATATGCTGGGGAAATTTCTGTAGTTGGAACTCCAGGTTCTGCAGGAGCTTATACTAGAATAACTCCTAATTCTTCCTATCCCGCTACAATATATTACAGATGTAGTAATCATACTGGCATGGGTGGAACGATTTCTATTTCCAGTCAAATTGTAGTTAAGGCATATTCATTCAATAACAGTAATACAACTCCACGACACGTAGTAGTTTCTACTAATGGCAAAATTTCATATTCGTCTAATTTAACAAATTGGAATTCTTCAACACAAGTAACTGCAAACAATATAAACACTGTATCTTTTGGAAATTCATTCTTTTTTGCGGGAGCAGAAAGTAATACTTTATTGACATCATCTGATGGAATTGGGTGGACTGCTGCATCTGGTCCATTTGGAGCATCTGGAGCATCCATTACAGCGTCACATTATGCAAACGGAATAGCTTTGATTGGTGGTAGTTTTGGAGAAATTGCTTCTTCTACAGGAGCAACTACATTTACGTTAAGAACCAGTAATATATCATCAGTTGTTAATTCTTTTACATACAATAATGGAATTTTTCTTGCTGGAGGAAGTGTTGGTGATATCATTTCAAGTAGTGATGGTAATAGTTGGACTCAAAGATTAAATATCGGTGGAACAAAAAAAGTTTTCTTACAACCTTATGGCACTGGATTTTTAGCGGTAATTGATGATTTAAACAATAATAATGTCGTAATTAAACAATCGTCTAATGGCATTGTCTGGACAGATTTAGTAGTAAATCCAACCAATATTAATACGGTTAATTCATTTGTATATTCTACTGCTACTCAAGCATTTTTAATACTTGACAATCAAGGTTTCTCATATCGTTCGGTTGATGCAATAAATTGGAATGTATTTAACCTACCAACATTTGAATTGGGAACTACATTAAATTCCACATCAATTAGTTTGGTTAATATTGCAGGAGTAAATACATATATTTTATTTGGCACTAAAACAGTTTCAACTACTTCGTCGCCTTATTTTGGTGTTGGCGTTTTTAACACTACTAACACTCAATTAGAATCAAATAAAAATTATATTATTGATACTTCTTATGGATTACTGTCCTTATATTTACCAGTAAATCCTAATATAGGCGACATTGTTCGCCTTGCTGATGGTGCTAATACTTGGGCATTAATTCCCGCTACTATTTTATCTGGAGCAAAATCATTTTTGGTAAGCACTGGATCTATAGATAATACATTAATTTTAGATTTTTCTGGAGTAAATATTGATATAGTTTGGACAGGAATTTATTGGAGGGTATACTAAAATGGCTATTAATTTAAGTAATTTAGTTGGTGGTGGTGGAGGATCTGGAAGTCAATTTGATCTTCTAGAATTTCACGCCTTTAGAAGAACATCTGATGGTATGTTAATTTATACCTTAGAAGATACTACTTCTAATATTACTATCAACGTACACGAAGAACCTATTGATGGAGAATTCGCTGCGTTAGATGAGGATTATGTTTTGCCTTTTCCACTAGGAAGAGAAAGAAACAATATTAATGGATTGGGAGATTTAAATGATGCTAACGATAAATATCAACAGTATAAATTTCTTGACAAAAAAATAAGATATTTTATTGATGAAGACGGTTATATCGTCGCAAGATTAAACAACAACTTCACATACACAGGTCCTAAGTAATAGGTAATTAATATGGCAGATTTCAGATTAGGCAGATTAAAATTTAATTGGAGAGGCGCTTGGGCTGCTACCACAGCTTTCGAAATTGATGACATTGTGAAATTTGGTGGCAACACATATGTTTGCGTTGTAAACCATACGTCTGCCGCATCTGAGGCAGCATTTTATACAAATGATATTGGAGCAACTCCAACAAGATGGAACTTACATGTTCCTGGATACGAAACTCAAGGAGTTTGGGCGTCAAATACATTCTATAAATTAAATTCATTGGTTACCTATGGTAACACCATTTATGTTTGTGTTACTCCACACTTATCAATTGGTACATTTGAAGAATCAAAATTCTCGGTTTATCTTGAAGGATTAAAATTCGAAGATACTTGGAGTAGCACAACAGAATATCAAGATGGAGATATTGTTTCATATGGTGGATATACATTTATATCAAAAACCATAAACACAAATATTATTCCAGGATCAAGTGCAACAAATTGGGGATTATTAATTAAGGGATTATATCCTCAAGGATATTGGGTAAGCGGAACTGCTTACAAGCCTGGTGATGTAGTGCAATATGGTGGATCACTTTATGTTGCTATTACTAGCAGCACTAATATCGTGCCTTCGTCAGATGCAACAAAATGGAATTTTGTGCAATCTGGTTTCAAGTGGAGAGGCACATGGAGTGCAGTTACTGATTATGCTATAGGTGATGTGGTATTTAAGAACGCTAGTGCGTTTATAAATATTCAAGAATACACCATTGCTAATGGTGGAGCAAGGGATCCCGAGCAAGCACCCGCTTTCTGGGAATTATTTGCTCAAGGTGATAACACAACAAACGTTTCAGCTCAAATCGCGGCAGTCAAGGGTATAGCTCTGACTTATGCTTTAACATTCGGATTCTAATTTTAAAACGAGGATTAAACTAAAATGGCAAGAAAATTAGCATTTGACTATTCATTTGATAAAGCTGCCAAGCAGATTACATTAAATGGTAATGTCAACTTCAAAAGATTACTTCTAATTAATAACGCGACGGCAAACATCGTTATCTATAACGTTGGTGATGCTGCGCTGAAAGCAACTGCGGTGCAATACAACGCACTAACTGATAAAACTATAGTTTTTCTAAACTATGATACCACTGGAATGTCAAACTCTGACGTTCTACAAATTTTCCTTGAGGAAGATGGTGTTGAAATTAAGCCAGTAGATACTCTGCTTGACCCAGTATCCAAATTCCGTATATCAGAGCCAAATACTCTTATTGATACTGACTTCGAATATGGTCTTCAAGCAACCAAGTGGGAAACACTAGAAAGAGTGAATAATATTCCTGGATATTATTCAATAACAGGAGATACTCCTTTATCAAATATTGTAGATGTAACCTGTAATGGGACTAAAAATGTTACAGTAACAACTTCTTCTCCACACGGATTAACTTCTGGTATTCCTATTGATGTTCGTGGTTTGGATAGTGTTACCGCAGAAGGCACATTTTTAGTACGCAAAACAACAGATTTAACCTTTACTTTTATAACAGGAAGCACACAACCAGGATCTGCTGCGGTGCCAGTAAGTATTAATACTGCTTATGTAACTATTACTGTTGGTCGTTTTTACGTACAATCGCAAGTTCCTACTGACAATAGTGTTGCTATTGATGAAGGTCCTGTAGTTACCGACAATGCTACTAGTAGTAGATTGACCGTTACTACTCCATATAAGCATGGATTTAAAGTTGGATCTCCTTTCTATTTGACTAACACCTTAGCAAATCAATCAGTAACATTTTCTGCGGGATCAATTACTAGTGGTGGTAATGTTGAAGATAGAATTTCTTATGGTCTTGACACTGGCGATTTTAATCCATATGAACCTTTCCACGTTGGTACATCTCTTCGTGTAATTGATGCAGCTACTTCAATTAGTGTTTCTACTGATTTTATAACTATTCCTAACCATGGTTTGGTAACAGGCGACCCAATTACATACTTAGGATCTACTGGATCACACCCAACTATTAGCGCAGTTACTACTGGTAGATTTAATATTGCTGCGGGATCTCTTCCCATCTACAATAATGGAACAGGAGCGCAAGCTTCATCTTTCCTTTATGTTAACGTAATTGATGCAGATAATTTTAAACTAGCATCAAACCCACAAGATGCTTATAATAACACTAATTTGGTTGATTTTGCTGCTGCTGGAACTGGCACATTAACATTCTCGTTATTTAATAGCAGAGGTTATGATATTGAAACAAATATCAATGGTATTCAGACCATTAACGGACAATCTGAAATTAGAATATCTTTCAACGGAAAAACCAATAAGCAGATGGGAATATTCCCAGAGCGTCAAATTACGCTAAGTGATACTGGCATTTCTAGTTTAGATGGTGTTTATGTTGTTAAGGCAGTGCCACAAGCTCCTGGATTTACAAGTCAAAACTGGAGAGAAACTGATACCTTCTTCATTATGGAAGGTCCAACAAATAGCAATGGAGCTTCTTTTGTAAATCAAACTGCTTCAGTAACTTATTCATTATCAGGAACTGCTGCTACTACAAACACACTTATTAGAAATAAAACTTTTGAGAATACTTTTTCACCAACAATCACTGCTGCTAGTGGATCAGCATTAACTGTATCTACTTTAAGTAATCTTGGTGATGGAGATTTGCCAACTCGTGTTGGATCGGTTGTAAGGTTTAGTAATGTAGGGTCATTGACAGGCGTAGCGATTAACACAAATTATTTCGTGTCTGCTGTTACTGCTACTTCAATTACTTTATCTTCAACAAATCCATCCGTTGCAGTTACTGCACTTACTATAGGTGGCACTGTAGGAGCAGCTGTAGTTAAAGTATTCCGCTCAGGTATTCGTGCTCAAATTCACGATGGGTCCACTTCATGGTTAAATCACAATCGCGTTTCTATACACGATTGGTGCTCGATAACTGGAAAAATGTTTACTCGTGAAACTATTTCATCAGATGGAATTTTTATTAAAAACCATGGTTTGGTATCTGGTGTACCGATTATGTTTATTGGTGGTGGTAACACTTGGACTGGCGGCGCTAATGCTCCTGTAGAATCTGCATCTGCAACGGTAATTTACTACGCAGAGCCAACCAACAAAGATGTATTTGAACTTCGCACAGCAGAATCAGTTTCTGGTCAAGGTCCATATGGAGCAACAGGAACAACGAGAGTAAACTTCTCAACTGCTAATACCTGGGCGGGTGGTATTTATCAAATTCAACCTGGATTTACAGTAAGTCAATTTACAGCAGCTGCTGGCGGTAGCGGTGGTGGACGCGATAGAGTGTTAACAGCATATGCTAATTTGCCTACTTACATGACAGAGAAAGCAGAAATTATTATTAAAAATGGTACAGGATCTGCAATGCCTAGTGGCACAACTGAAACTCCAAACACTTATTCTTCATTCCAAAAATATTTTGCGAGAACATTAGTTAACTTAGGTCCATCTAACGTTGGAGAATTTTCACTAACACTTTCAGAAACAGGATCATCAATTAATTTTACTGGTGCTGCTACTTCTGGTGCTGCTGCTGGTGGTAAATTTATTTGTATAAGAATTTCTGAAAACCAATATTCGAATAGTTTTTATCTACCAAATCACGGTGGTATTTCTGGACAGAGAACTAATTATAGTATTTCTGGTTCTTTCACTGGTGGTACTACAGATACACAAGCAGTTTTCCCTGCTACTACTGGATTCCCTGGACCTCTATTTGACTATGTTACTGATATAACAGGAGTCAATTGGCCTAGAGTTAATGCTACATTAACACAATCAACTGCAATTTCAGGATTGAGTAGTGGCACTATTTATTATATGGTGCCCACTACTGATGACATTTTTAAAGTGCAAACTTATAGTGCATCAACTCTTCCAACTGGACAACCAACAGTTCAAATGACAATTACTGGTACGCAATCACAGGCAACTACTTCAGTCAGTGGTCCATATGGTGTTACCAAAGTAAAATTTGCAAATACTGCGGTTGCTAATCCTGCTGGCAATAGAATTTTCTTACCTATAGAATCACAAACATTAGTTGAAGGAGATGTTGTTCGTTACGAAAGTACTGGAGCAACAGAAATTGGTAGTGCTTATACAGGTGCTCCTGGTCTTGTCAACGGAAATCTATTTTCGGTGAGAAATGTAAGTGATTCCACAATACTTGCTACTGGATTATTCACTACAATTAATCATGATGCTGATGCTACGGTATTAACTTTAAACACTACTATTGGTAGTTCTTTACAGATTGGAAATACATTATTTACTGGTGCATATTTAAGAGAAAGATTGTTAATTACAGGAATAAGTGGAAATACTATTACCGTACAAAGAGGATATGCAGGCACAACTGCAACTGCAATTCCAGCAGAAATTACTCTATATCGTGTATTTGGAAGTTTCCAATTACAAGTAAGAGATACTTCTACTCCACGGTCATTCAGTGTGCTGGTCGCATCTGCTAATGCTACTACTGATACATGGAGCTTAACTAATCACGGTTTAAGAATTGGCGAAACTGTTGCTATTTCTGCTTTATCGACATCAGGAACAATTAATAACACTCTTATTAATGTTACCAGCCAAGCAGCAAACGCTCAACTTTATTTTGCTATTCCTATAGATGCCAATAACTTTAAATTGGCACATTCTAGAGCTGCTGCTTTTGCTGGATTTCCAATTGATATTACTGCCGTTGGCACTGGCAGTTGGTCTTTTGTGCAATACTATGATTCAGTACCTCTTGCTTCAACGGCAAGTGGCACCCATAAATTAGTAAATGTTTCATCAACTGGAACAATTGACGGTTCTTATGATGCTTCTACGGTGTCTGATTATAAAATGACATTCGATCCAGGAAATACTATTAATAATCGTGTTATCACGTTTGACCCTGCTAAAAATACAGATTTAAAGACAGGAACATTTTTCTATCAAGACCACGGATTAACAACTGGCACAAGAGTTAATTACTCTAAGAATGGAGTTATTTTTGAAATTGGTAGATCTTCTGGAAATACCAACCCAAGAGCTGGTTATAATGCTTTATATGATTTGCAAATTACTAGTATTACAACAACTGGAACTACAGTAACTTATAATTTTGCTACTCTTTCATTCTCACCATTTGATATTGTCCCCAATCAAACTGTAAATGTTTATGGTGTTACGGTTGGTGGTTCTTCTGTTAACGGTTATAACGGTACATTTAAAGTTGTTTCATCAACTGTTGGATCAGTAACGGTTAATAACACCACAACTGGCGGAAGTCCTGCTGGATCTTCGTTTGTTTCTGGCACTTACTATGCTATCCGTAGAAACCTTGATATGTTCCAACTTGCTTATACTAAGCAAGATGCTGTTAATGGGATTGCAATTCAGAATTATTCAACGACAGGAACAACAAATGCTGGACATACTTTAACTACTTCTCAAATAACAGGGGAGTCTCTCGGTAATGGTCTTGCTACAATTGTTGCTAGAGACATTATTGTAAATGCTTCTTCAGTTTCTAATATATTAGCAGCGACTGATAGAATTGTATTTAATGGACACGGTTTTATTACTGGCGACAGAGTAGTTTATCAAGTATGGGGTAATGGAAGACAAATTAATGGTTTAGTTTCTGGTAGACAATATTTTATTTGCAACAACGTAAACACAAACACACTTGGAAAAGGTGGAGCAGCAACTGGTCAAGCATTAAATCAATTCTCATTACACAATACCTGGGTAGGTGCTTACACAAACACTGACCTTGTTGACATCCTGGGAGTTGGCACAAGCACACTTCACCAGTTTAAGGTTACAAACCCAACAATGAGAGGTACAACCTTTAAAGGTGAATGGAATAACTCTGACTCTTATGTATATGGTGACGTAGTTCTATTCAGAAACAACCATTATATGTCGGTCGCTGGTGCTACACCTCCAGGATCTACATCTTTCGTTGCTAACGCAGCTCAGCAACCAGTGAATGATTCTGTCGGTCAAGCAAACGTTAACTGGATGATTCTTTCACCACTCCCCTCATATACAACCAAATTCCTTGCTCAATATAGAGGTGGAGATACAGTTAAGTTGTCTAGTAAAATGCCAATCAAAACTTTGGTATTTTCTGGCACTACTGTTGCAAATACTACTACTGGTATTTTTACTATCAGCAACCACGGGTTAAGTACTGGTGATGGTGTTGTATATAAATTAGATGCTCAAGGCGGATGGCACCAAGCTACTAATGGCAACTGGCAGGAATATGTCTCTCAACTTCCTCAACTGCCATACACAGGTATGACAGCTAATACTTTATATTATATAAACGTAATTAATGCTAGTGAATTTACTATTCATAGTTCTGCTGCTGGTGCATTTATTGGTGGGTCTTCTGGTACAGGAGTTGATCAACTTATTCCTACTGGAAACGGTACTGGTACTGCACATCGTTTTGAAAAGTATGAAGGTTATGTATTTGAAATGAATGTTGTCGCAGTAAACAATGATTCTGATATGATTGTTTCTGACCCATACCCAACTCGTCAGATTACTTTCAATCCGCAAACAACCGTAACTGCAGTATCTGGTCTATTAACTCCAGTTATTTCAGCGGAAAGAGATGAAATTTATATTCCAAATCACGGATTAAATACTGGTGTTAAAGTTTATTATTCTGCTGGTTTTGGTATTGGTAATGCTATTGGTGGATTAACTGAAGGTTCTACTTATTTCGTAATTAAAATCAATGATGATGTAATTCGTCTTGCTACTACCCTAGCAAACTCTCTCACATTCCAATTTATTGATCTAAGTTCAACAGGTCAAGGTTTCAATCACTACTTGGTTGCTGCTACCTATTGCTCTAGCTCGTTTATTCGTTATCAATCAACTGGTGTGCTTTCAGCAGATAGTGTATTAAGTGGAGCAAACTACTACCTAAACCAAAATACTTCCAACATCAGAGATGGTATTCTACAGGCAATACCATTTGTCTATGAAACTCAACTGTTTGTAAGACCAGATTGTCTCAATCTTCATAGATCATTTGACGGTGGTGTTGAAATTTCTCCTGCGAGAGCGCCTGGAGTAACGATTACTAGACAAACAAGAAGATACTTCCGTTATCAATCAGGTAAAGGTTTACAGTATTCAACTGGTATTAACTTTAGTCCATCAATTGATGTTTCTAATATCACTCACGACGGAACAACATATGCTACAGTTGTAACTAGAAAACCACATAAACTATCTACATCTAATAAAATTATGATTCAAGATGTGGAAGTAACAAGTGGTGTTGTAACTCCGTATACTACTCCATCCAGTGGACTTTTCTTCACTGTGCAAAGTGTTATTGATCAGTTTACATTCCGCTATGCTACTAATGGTGTCCCATCTGATTTAAATCCTAGTGGATTCCCTGCACTATTCCTTTACGAATGGAGTGATGCTAAAGTTCGTGCTGGTATGTTTGACGACCAAAACGGTATGTTTTTTGAATATGATGGTCAGCAATTACATTGTGTAAGAAGAAATTCAACTTCTCAACTGGGAGGAACTGTTTCCGCCACATATAAGAGTAACGCTATTGTTGGACTTAATACTAGGTTTACAAAGCAATTATCTATTAATGATAAAGTTGTAATTCGTGGTATGTCTTATAAAGTTACTGCAGTTGATTCTAATACTTCTATTCATATTACACCTTCATATAGAGGCACAACTAGATCAAAAATTATTATGACAAAAACTGAAGATCTACGTATTCCACAAACACAATGGAATATTGACAAGTGTGATGGTAATGGTGTAACAGGACTTAAATTTAATATTAATAAAATGCAGATGGCATACATGGATTATTCCTGGTATGGCGCTGGTAAGGTTCGCTTTGGATTCAAAGATCAAAATGGTATCGTAACCTACGTGCATGATTTCGTGCATAATAATAAAGAAAACGAAGCCTACTTACGCTCAGGTAACTTACCTGCTCGTTATGAAATTGAAAATGGAGATAATCCTACTTACGCTCCTTCACTCTACCATTGGGGTGCTTCTGTAATTATGGATGGTAAGTTTGAAGATGATAAAGCATATCTCTTTACTGTTGCTTCTGGATCTGCTGGATCTGATACTGTTAACGTACCTGGATCTTCTTCTGGAATTGCTGTGCCTATTCTTTCAATTCGCCTTGCTCCATCGGTTGATACTTCACTTGTTGGACCTATCGGTGAGAGAGATCTCATTAACCGAATGATTCTAAAGTTGAATTCTTGTGGTCTAGTTGCTCAACCAAGAGAAGTTAACTCTTCTGGAGCGCAAATTGCGGCAAGAACAGATGCTACTTCAATTCGTTTGATTTTGAATGGTAACTTATCACAGTCAGCATACTTCACTAATTACGGTGCTCCTTCATTATGCCAAATCATTAAGCATACAGGACAATCGGTTGATACCATTACTGGTGGTATTAGCATCTTCGAATTCCGTGCTGCTGCTGGTGCTTCTATTACACAAGCACTAGAAGAACTAGTTGAAATGGGTAATTGCATTCTCGGTGGTGACTATGTATTCCCCAACGGTCCTGATATTCTAACTCTTGCAGTTGTAACTACAGTACCTTCTACAATTTCAACTAACTTCGGTCAAACTCAAGTTACTGCACGTATCACTTGGACTGAATCACAAGCTTGATTCTTTCATACATATATTTTGAGGGGGGAAACCCCCTCTTTTTTTATTGTTTATAAATAATTATGGATTTAGTATTACTTTAACTATGGCAGCAATACCAACTAATTTGCTTATAGAGCAAGGTACTAATTTCGAATCAGAAGAATTTATTATTCCTGTATATAACAATATTAACGTTCCTTTAAATTTAACTTCGTATACCGCAGTATCGAAATTAAAAAAATCTTACACAGCAACAAGTTTTAGTAACTTACAAGTTACTTTTACAAATAGATCGGCAGGAAAAATTAAATTATCTTTATCAAATTCAGCTACTGGATTGTTGAAGCAAGGAAGATATGTTTATGATCTAGTTATTATTTCCAGCACTGGAGATAAACGTAGAGTTATCGAAGGTATTGCAACAGTGACTCCTGGAGTTAGTTAATGTCAAAATCTCAACCAGCTACAAGAGAAGAATTAAAAGAATATTGTCTTCGTAGATTGGGAGCTCCTGTTCTAGAGATTAACGTTGATGAAGATCAGATTGAAGATCTTATTGATATGTCTTTGCAGTATTTCAATGAGAGACATTCGGATGGCGTTGAAAAAATGTTTCTTAAACATAAATTTACTGAAGCAGATGTAACCAGATTTCAAACAAGTAATGCTATCACCACTTCTTCGAATGGTGATACTTGGGAAGAGCGTAATAATTACTTAGAAGTGCCAGATCATATTATTGGAGTAGAAAGATTATTTTCGTTTGTCTCTTCTTCTATTCGTGGTGATTTGTTTGGTATCGAATATCAAATGTTTCTTAATGATCTTTATGCATTTGGATCGCTTGATATTTTAAACTATTACATGACGAAATCATATCTGGAAACATTAGATATGGTTTTAAATACTGGGTCTATGATTCAGTTGCGATATACCAAACGTCAAAATCGTTTGTATATTGATTATGAACCTAAAACTATCACCAAAGATAGAATCATTGTTGTTGAATGTTATCGAGCACTCAACCCAAATGATTATGTAAAAATATTTAATGATAGTTTTTTAAAACGTTATATTTCTGCACAAATTAAAAAACAATGGGGGCAAAACCTTATCAAATTTAATGGAGTGCAACTTCCTGGTGGAGTTTCTCTCAATGGAGAAAAATTATACGAAGAAGGAAAAGCGGAAATTGCTGATATTGAAAACAAAATGCAATCGGAATATGAATTACCACCAAACTTTTTGACAGGTTAATATGGCAAAAAGTGTATATTTTCCACAACACGGTGGAATATCGCCAGAGCAAACTTTAATACAAGATTTAGTTGACGAGCAATTAAAATTATTTGGTGCTGAGGTTTTTTATATTCCTCGTCAAATGCTCATTGATAGATCTTTAGGAGACGTAGTAATGTCTCGATTTAAAGAAGCATATTTAATTGAAATGTATCTTGTAAACGTAGAAGGTTTTGGTGCACAATCAGAATTTATTTCTAAGTTTGGTTTGAGAGTTACTGATGAAATTACGTTTATTGTTTCTCAACGTCGTTGGGAAGATGTGGTAAGTAAAGAAATCACTTTAAAAGTGCCATCAAGACCAAACGAAGGAGATTTAATTTATTATTCTTTAACTGATGATTTTTATGAAATTAAATTTGTAGAAAGAGAATCACCATTCTACCAGTTAGGAAAAATTTATTACTTTACAATGACAGCAGAAATTTATGAAGCAGGTAATGCAATATTTGAAACAGGAAATGCAAATCTTGATAGCATTAGTAAAAATAACCAAGATGCATATGCATTTCCTGTATATTTAAAAGTTAATGGCACAGGCAATTATAATATACAAGAAAAAGTTAATCAAACATATACGCCACCAAATTCACTTACTCCCGTTACAGTAACGGCTACTGTTGCTGATTGGGAACCAGCACAACGATTATTAAAACTAACATATATAAATGGTAATCTAGCACTTAATGTCAGTTTAATCGGGCAAACCAGTGGTGCTACACATGTTGTTGATAGTTTCTCTACAATCGATATAGAGTTAGAAAATAATGATTTTGCACAAAATAAATATTTTGAAGATTCGGCAGACGATCTCATTGATTTTGAGGAAGGAAATCCGTTTGGTGAATTTGGAGATATCGGAGGATCATTCTAATGTTAGGTAATCATTTTTATCATTCATGTATTAAAAAAACAGTTGTTGGATTTGGCACACTGTTTAATAACATTCAAATAATTAAAAAAGATCCACAGTCTGGTGTGGAAATTGAGCGTCAAAAAGTTGCTATTGCTTATGGCCCAAAAAATAAATACCTAGCTAGATTGGAGCAAAATCCAGATGTAGGTCGTAAAGTTGGTATTACATTACCAAGAATTTCGTTTGAAATGACTTCAATAAATTATGATCCATCTAGAAAAACAAGTCCAATTTTAAAATATTTAAAAGAATCTGGATCTAGCACTGGAGTAAAAACACAATATATGCCAGTGCCTTATAATATTGGATTTCAATTAGGCATTATATCAAAATCACAAGACGATGCTTTGCAAATTATAGAACAAATTCTGCCATACTTTCAACCATCTTTCAATATTACTATTGAAATGATTCCAGAGATGGACGAAAGTAGAGATATTGCTTATGTATTAAATTCTATTAATTATGATGATGAATACGAAGATGACTTTATAGTAAGACGAAGCATAGTATACACTTTAGAATTTACAGCAAAAAGTTATCTTTACGGTCCAGTTGTTAACGCTGATATTATTCGCAAAGCAATTGTTGATACTTCACTTGGTAATTTAGCAGTACATAAACGATCTATAAGATATACAGTCCAACCAGAAGCATTAACAGATATTAATAATGATGGTCTAATAAACAATACTGATACGTTATTACTTACTGCAGATGATGATTTTGGATTTAATGAAGGTATAACATTACTATGAGTAAATTTAATAATAATATGGAAGAGATTTTTGATATAGAAACAGCAAAATTAGACGAAAAAATTATACCTATTACTACAGAAAATCACGATATAGAAAAAGATTATAATTATACAAGAGGAGAATTGTATAACCTTCTCAGCAAGGGGCAGGAAGCGGTGCAAGGCGCATTAGAGGTTGCACAAGAATCAGGGCACCCAAGAGCGTATGAGGTTGCTGTAAACGCTATAAAACAAGTCTCAGACATAGCTGATAAATTAATAGATCTGCAACAGAAGATGAAAAATTTAAACAAAGATGAGTCTAAAAAAAGTCCAACTTCTGTAACTAACAATGCAATTTTTTTAGGAAGCACTGCAGACCTTCAACAAATGCTTAAGCGTGGAAAGGTAGAAGAATAAATATAACATAAAAGGTATATCATATGAGACTTAAAATTTTAGGAACTGAAATTGCTCTACCCGTAACAACTGGTGCTGCTTCTACTATTGGAGGTGCTACTGAAGTTCGTGTGTTTCACGATGCTGGAGGAAATACACCACACCTGGTATCAATTACCGATGGAGAAGCATCACCAACGACGGTAGCAACTTTCAGTATTGCTCCAGGTGAATCTTTAGTAATCCGAAAACTTACTACTCAAAAAATGTTTGCTTCTAATGACGATGTGAGAGCTGTTGCTGTTTCTTATCAAGGATGAAAACGTTTACCGAGTTACGAGAGCAGCTCAACGCATACGAAACTTCTTTGGAAGAGGGTGCTGCCTGGACAAAAAAGTCTGGTAAGAATTCAGAAGGTGGTCTGAATGAAAAAGGTAGAAAGTCATACGAGAAAGCAAATCCTGGAAGCGACCTTAAAGCACCTTCAAAGAAGGTTGGAAATCCTCGCAGGAAATCATTTTGTGCTCGTATGAAAGGAATGCGTAAGAGACAAAAAGATAGTAATAACACTGGCGAAGACCGTCTATCTAAATCACTAAGAGCATGGAATTGTTGATATGGTCAATATATTAATTACTGCTCTTTCATTATACGCAATTATTTTTACCAGTATTTACTGGGCTTTATCTGAGGCATTTATTAAATAATATGGATACTAAACAATGTTCTAAATGTGGTGCTTGCTGGATATGGGGCCAGCACTATTGGTCTGGCACTGCTAAACTTGGGAATGAAACAGAATTAGCATCATTGGTGTGTGACATGGTTAAATCAGATGAATGTATTAACCCAGCAAAAGGCACCACAAAAGGTGATGGATGGGCAAAAAGATTTGAAGCATTGGAATCATTTGAGAGAGACATGGAGAAATTAAAAGATTATGAATGATGCAGTTTATTTGGGTAATCCAAATTTAAAAAAAGCAAATACATCAATTAACTTCACAAAAAAACAAATACAGGAATTTATCAAATGTAAAGATAATCCAGTGTATTTTGCTAGAGAATATATGAAAATTGTTTCTCTTGATGAGGGTCTTGTACCATTTAAAATGTATGACTTTCAAGAAAAGTTAATTGATAATTTTCATAATAATAGATTTAATATTGCAAAGTTGCCTAGGCAAACAGGAAAATCAACTACTGTTATTTCTTATCTATTACATTATGCATTGTTTAACGACAATGTGAAGATTGCTATTCTAGCAAACAAGGCAGAAACTTCCAGAGAATTATTATCTCGTTTGCAACTAGCGTATGAAAATCTCCCCAAGTGGATGCAAATGGGAGTTTTGGAATGGAATAAAGGATCTATGCAGTTAGAAAATAATAGTAAAATTATTGCTGCATCAACGTCTTCTAGCGCTGTTAGAGGAAACTCATTCAATATTATTTTCCTTGACGAGTTTGCGTTTATTCCTAATCATATCGCAGAGCAATTTTTTAGTTCTGTGTATCCTACTATTTCATCTGGTAAGACGACAAAGGTTATTATTATTTCTACCCCACAGGGTATGAATATGTTTTACAAGTTGTGGCACGATGCTGAGCGTGGCAAAAATGGTTACGTGCCGTTAGAAGTACACTGGTCTCAAGTGCCTGGTAGAGATGCAGCTTGGAGAGAAGAAACAATTAGAAATACTTCTGCTCGTCAATTTACTCAGGAGTTTGAATGCGAATTTTTAGGGTCAGTTGATACTCTTATATCTGCAGCTAAGTTACGATCTATGGTTTTTGAAGACCCCATACAAGATAATAATAAAGGTCTTAAAGTATATGAAAAAGTAATTGCAGAAAAAGATTATATCATAACGGTTGATGTTTCGCGAGGTACTAGCAATGATTACTCCGCTTTTGTTGTGTTTGATATAACTACTTTGCCTTGGAAAATAGTTGCTAAGTATCGAAATAACGAAATTAAACCAATTTTATTTCCCAATATTATAGATCAAGTTGCTCGAAATTATAACAAAGCATATATTCTTATTGAGATAAACGATATTGGAGAGCAAGTTGGTAATATTCTTCACTACGATTTAGAATATCCAAATGTATTGATGTGCGCTATGCGTGGCAGAGCAGGGCAGATTGTAGGCCAAGGATTCTCTGGCACTAAATCGCAACTAGGTTTGAAGATGTCTAAGGTAACTAAGAAGATTGGATGCTCAAATTTAAAAACTTTGATTGAAGATGATAAGTTAATAATTACTGATTACGAAATCATTAGTGAGTTAACTACATTCATTCAAAAAAATCAATCGTTTGAAGCAGATGACGGTCACAATGATGACTTAGTAATGTGTTTAGTTATATTTGCGTGGTTAGCAGTGCAACCATATTTTAAAGAAATGACTGATAATGATGTCAGGAAAAGAATATATGATGATCAAGCAAATCAAATAGAACAAGATATGGCACCATTTGGATTTGTTTCGAATGGATTAGAAGACGAAGAATCTAAATTTGTTGATGAAAATGGAGATGTTTGGCATCTAGATGAATATGGAGATGTAGCTACAGACGTATCATATATGATGAATTACTGATGGATTTAGAAGATCAAGTTTCTTTGTCGCATTTACTTTTCAAAGAAAGAAAATGTAGTATCTGCAAAGAAGTTAAAGATTTATTATCAGATTATTATCCTATTCGCAAGTTAAAAAAACATTTGCCATCTTCATATTCTTACGAATGTAAGACTTGTGCAGCGCAAAGAATTATATCATTGCGAAATGGACAGTATCTTCCTGAAGAAAGATATCCTAATTGGTAATGTTCGTGCATAGTTCATGCAAATTTCAGTGTTTTGAAATCATCTTTTTAATAAATATTTGTAGATCAAAAATGATTTCTATAGGGAGATAAATATGGCTGGTCAAGTATCACCTGGAATTGTATTAAGAGAACGCGATTTAACTAACTCAGTAGCAGTAGCTACTCAAGCAAATACTGCTGCTATTGTTGGCGTCTTTGAAAAAGGACCAGTAAACGTAATTACTTCAATAACATCAGAAAAACAATTAGTCGATACATTTGGAAGACCAAATGGAAATAATTTTGAAGACTGGTATGTTGCATCAACATTTTTAAGTTACGGTGGACAACTTCAAGTAGTTAGAGTTGCAGATTCAGCATTAAAAAATGCTGTTACTGACTATGATACACAAGCTCCAAATGCTCCACTAATTACTTCTTTCTCGGATTTTGAAGCACAGAAAGGAACAACAACATATAAATTTGCTGCTCGCACTGCTGGCACATGGGGTAGTTCACTTAAGGTATCTACTATTGATGGTAGTATATCATCAACTGCTTATCTAACTGCAACATATCATGCAACTTCTAAATGGTCTTCTATTGCAACAAGACCAGTAGACACAGATACTTGCCACGTTGTAGTTATCGATGAAGGCGGTGTTGTTACAGGTACTCCAGGCACATTACTAGAAAGTTTTACATTTACTTCTAGAGTTGCAACTGCAGTAAACTCGGAAGGAGAAACAAACTTCTATCCTAATGTCATTAATAGAAGATCAAGATATGTTTTTGCTGACGAAACGGTTGCCGCAGGTGATTTAGATTTTTCTTTGGATGGAGGAGCAGACGGATATCAAGCAGCAACTTCTGCTTTAGAAGCAGCATATGCAAAGTTTGAAAATGTCGAAGATATCGCAATTGACTTTATTCTTGGTGGTGGTAGTATTTCTTATGGAGCAACACCAGGAGATGCAACAAAAACTAAAGCATTAAAAGCAATTTCAATTGCTGCAAACAGAAAAGATTGTGTTGCTTTCATCTCACCCTATAGGTCATTTGTTAGTTTGTCAGATTCTTCTGCCCAAAAAGATGCAATCATTGCATACTTCAGTAATGTAACCAGCACTTCATACGCAGTGTTTGATAGTGGATATAAGTATATCTATGATCGTTACAATGACGTATATCGTTACATTCCTTGTAACGGAGATGTTGCTGGATTGTGTGTGCAAACATCAGCAACTCTTGAAGATTGGTTTTCACCCGCTGGACTTCAAAGAGGAAATTTAAGAAATGCTATTAAACTAGCATACACTCCATCTAAAACTGATAGAGACGAATTATATCAAAACAGAATTAATCCAATCACATCATTTCCTGGTCAAGGAATTGTGTTGTTTGGAGATAAAACTGCTCTTAGTACTCCAAGTGCTTTTGATAGAATTAACGTGCGTCGTTTATTCCTTGCGCTTGAAAGAAGAATTGGATCTGTTGCAAAAACAGTATTGTTTGAGTTAAACGATACAACTACACGAAATTCATTCTTCACTACTGTTAATACCTACATGACTGAAGTACAAGCAAAACGTGGTGTTACTGATTATTTGGTTGTTTGTGATGATACAAACAACACACCAGATGTAATTGATAGAAATGAATTTGTTGCTGAAATTTATGTAAAGCCATCAAGATCAATTAATTATATCACCATTACATTCGTTGCTACCAAGACAGGCACTTCGTTTGCTGAAGTAACAGGACAAGTTTAACTTTATAAACATCATCACAAAAGGTAAAAACAATGGCAATCACTAGTAGCGTAAGTACATTTTTAAACACAGTAAAACAAGGAGTTAAAAATAATTTATTCCTAGTAAGTTTTAATTATCCAGGAAGCCTGACTCCAGCACCAACTTCAGATACCGTAGATTTGCTTTGCAAATCTGCTGCACTTCCAGCTTCTAATTTGGGTGTTATAGAAGTCCCATTTAGAGGAAGAACAGTAAAAATTGCAGGAGATAGAACATTCGATACTTGGACTGCTACATTTATTGCTGATCGAAATTTCACAATCCGTCATGGATTTGAAAAATGGATGGAAAATATTAATAAGCATGAAGCAAATACTGCTGCTGCTTTCCTAACAGATAGTTCAAGTACTGGTTACATGGCTGATTTAACAGTCAAGCAACTAGAAAGAGATTCTACAGATGCTGGTTCTATATTAAGAGAATATTTGTTTAAAGGTTGTTTCCCAACTAATATTTCTCAAATTGATCTTGCTTACGATAGTAATGATCAAATTGAAGATTTTACTGTAGAATTCCAAATTCAATACTGGACTGCTAAAGCAGGAACAACTGCTACAGGAAGCGGTGCAATTGTTTAATAAATAGTATATCAGTAATGTTTTAAAATGAGTCAACTATTTGGATTTTCGATTAATGGGGTTGTCTCAAAACCAAAAGGACAATCGCCAATTCCACCAAGCCAAGATGATGGAGTGGCTACAGTTGCTGGTGGTTATTTTGGTCATTATGTAGACATAGAAGGAATAGCGCGTAATGAGTTTGATCTTATTAGGCGCTATCGTGATATGGCATTGCATCCAGAAGTTGATAGTGCGGTAGACGAAATCGTTAACGAAGCAATTGTGAGTAATGAAAATCAATCATCAGTTTCTATTGAGTTATCTAATTTAGAAGTTGGTGACGGAATTAAAAATAAAATCAGAACAGAATTTAATTATGTAAAAAAACTTTTAAATTTTGATAAAAAAGGACATGAAATATTTCGTGGTTGGTATGTTGACGGAAGATCTTATTATCATAAAGTAGTAGATTTAGCAAATCCAAAAGCAGGTATCACCGAATTAAGATTTATTGATCCACTTAAAATTAAAAAAGTAAAACAAAGAATACAAGATAGAGAAAGAAATAGTCAACAACTAGTAAGCAGAGGAGATATAGCGCAAACTGCTGATGCTTATGACTTTGGAGAATTTGTAGAATATTATCTGTATAATCCAAAAGGATTTATTAGCTTTGCTGGTGGACCAGATCCAATGCAAGGTGGTATGAGATTTGCTGCTGACTCTATCACATTCGCTCCATGTGGATTGATGGATTTAAACAAAAAAATGAATCTTAGTTATTTACATAAATCAATCAAAGCACTCAATCAAATACGTATGATTGAAGATTCTTTGGTTATCTATAGAATGTCTCGTGCTCCAGAAAGAAGAATTTTTTATATTGATGTTGGCAATTTACCTAAAGTAAAAGCAGAGCAATACTTAAGAGAGACAATGAATCGTTATCGTAACAAACTGGTATACGATGCACAAACAGGAGAAATCCGTGACGATAAAAAGCATATGAGTATGCTTGAAGATTTCTGGTTACCTCGTCGTGAAGGTGGTAGAGGAACAGAAATCACTACACTTCCAGGTGGTCAAAATTTAGGCGAGCTCAAAGATGTTGAGTATTTTAAAAAGAAACTATACAACTCTCTCAACTTACCACCCTCTCGCCTTACCGATGATAACAAAGGATTTAATCTTGGAAAAACTACAGAAGTACTTAGAGATGAATTAAAGTTTAATAAATTTGTCGGTAGACTTCGCAAAAAATTTGCTTTTATTTTTCATGATATTCTTAAAACACAATTAATTTTAAAAGGAATTATCACACCAGAAGACTGGGAAGATATGGAAGAAAACATTCAGTATGATTTTCTTTTTGATAATCATTTTTCTGAATTAAGAGACGCAGAGTTAATGAATACTCGTCTCGATATTTTAATGAAAGTAGATCCTTTTGTTGGAAAATATTTTTCTATTGAATATGTAAGAAAGCAAATTCTAAGACAATCAGATATAGAATTTGAAGAAATTGATAAACAAATGAAACTTGATATTGGAAGTGGAATGACTAGTGATCCAGTACACACCAATAAAATGAATGCTCAAGCACTAGAGATTTCCGCAACGCCACCTCCACCACCTGCAGCACCAAAAGCATCTGTAAGTAGTAGTTCGGATAAATAATTATTTAATGGTTAAATCATATGGAAACTATTGATATTGTTAATGCTATTGCTTCTGGAAACAAACTAGATGCAATGGATAAAATCAACGATCATTTATATTCAAAAGCATCAGATGCTATGAAATCTTACAAAGAAATTTTAGCACAATCTTTCTTCGCTTCTGCTGGAGAAGAATTAGATAATGAAACTCCAGAAGAAGGTAACGAAGAATGAAACTAATCACAGAAAGTATTGAAGATATAGAAGTATTAGTAGAAGAAAAAAACGGCGTTAAAAATCTTTATATTGAAGGAGTATTTCTTCAAGGAGATATCAAAAATCGTAATGGCCGTGTATATCCTTTCGATATACTAGAGCGAGAAGTAAGTAGATATAACGAGCATTATGTTACTGCTGGTCGTGCTCTTGGTGAATTAGGACATCCAGATGGTCCTACAGTAAATTTAGATAGAGTTTCTCATAAAATTATTTCTCTTAGATCCGAAGGTAGTAATTTTATTGGCAAAGCACAAATTTTATCAACACCCATGGGCAGTATTGCTAAGTCTCTTTTAGAGTCTGGTGTTAAATTAGGTGTTTCGTCTAGAGGTATGGGATCTATGGAAGAAAGAAATGGTGCTAGTTATGTGCGTGACGATTTTATGCTCGCAACTGCCGCTGATATTGTAGCAGATCCTTCCGCACCTGATGCATTTGTGAATGGAATTATGGAAGGAAAAGAATGGATTTGGGATAATGGTTTGTTAAAGGAAGCAAAAGTTGCTAAATATAAGAAGTACATTTCTGAATCTTCTAAAAAAAATATAGAAGAAAAATCACTAAAAGTCTTTAAAGACTTTATGTTTAATTTATAAAATTAATAAATAATTGTAGAATAATCGTATACCTGTATAGGGGAAGCCAAAGATGTCCGATATGTTAAACGAAAAGTTTGGGGAATTTATTGCTGAAACTGGTGATCCGATGCCATCAGTTGGAAGCTCTGTTGTACCTGGTAATGCAACCGCTAGCGGTTACATGAAACCAGTAACAGGTCAATCAAGTACAGCAGTAAATGCTAATGCTTCAAACGGAAAAGATCCAATGCCAACCGTGCCAACTTCAGTTGTGCCTGGTCAATCAACAGAAGATGATGGTGGATCTACTTTTGAAAAACCAGAAGGAGAAAGCAACCCTGGTGCTAAGGCAGCATCACACAACAAAAAAGTTGCTGATGGTCATGTAACTCGTGACACTCATCAAGATCCAATGCCTTCTATGAAATCATCGGGTTATCAAATTCCAGGTGGACCTAACAATACCAAAGTATTTGGTATGGAAGAAATCGATTATTCATCTGATGATGACATCGAAGCTCTTGTAGAAGGAGAAGTAATTTCAGAAACATTCAAAGAAAAAGCAAAAACAATCTTTGAAGCTGCAGTTAAATCAAAAATTGCAGAGCAAGTAAATTCAATCCAAGAGCAATACACAACCAGACTTTCCGAAGAAGTAGAAACCATTAAAGTTTCTCTTTCTGGAAAAGTAGATGAAGTCCTCAACTACGCTATTCAAAATTGGGTAGAAGAAAATGTAGTTGCCATCGATACAGGTCTCAAGCTAGAAATTGCTGAGAACTTTATGAGAGGTCTTAAATCAGTTTTTGAAGATAACTATCTCGATATTCCTGATGACAAAGTAGATGTTGTCGAATCATTGAATACCGAACTTTGTGAAATGGAGGAGCGCCTGACCGAACAGCTTGAGCGCAATATTGAATTACATAATCGTCTTTCTGGATCTAGCAAAACTGTAATTTTAAATCAAATTTCTGAAGGTCTTGCTGATACACAAAAAGAAAAACTAGCTTCGTTAGCAGAAGGCATTGAGTTTGTTTCTGAAGAAAATTTTGTTAAAAAACTTTCAACTCTCAAGGAATCATATTTCCCTAAATCTGTTACTAAAGAAATAGTAGACGAAACCCCAGTAGATGGTGAAGGTCAAGACCTGTCACCTTCAATGCAGTCCTACATGTCTGCCATTGCTCGCTGGTCATAACACTGATAATATAAATAATTATAATATTATTATCAACCCAATTTTTTCCAAACATCCAATAGGAGTTTAAAATGTTTAACGCAGAAATGTTACAGGAAAAGTGGGCACCTGTTCTCAATCATTCAGGAGTCTCAGAGATTGCTGATAGACACAGAAAAGCTGTTACCGCTGTCCTTTTAGAAAATCAAGAAAAATTCATGCGTGAAGAGCGCGGCATCCTCAATGAGGTTGGCGTAAACTTTGCAGGCGCAACAAACATGACAGGTGCTGCATCAGGTACTGGCGCTATCGCTGGTTTTGATCCTGTGCTTATTAGCTTAATCCGCAGAGCAATGCCTAACCTCGTTGCATATGATATCTGTGGCGTACAACCAATGAGTGGTCCTACTGGACTTATCTTCGCTATGAAAGCGAAGTATGAGAATCAAGGAGGCGAAGAAGCATTCTACAACGAGCCTGATGCAGGTTTCTCTGGTGGATCAGATGCTTCCCAAGGCGCTTACAGTGTGCGTAACCAGGCTGGCACTGGTGGAGACATGGAGGGTAACAACCCTGCAGTTCTTAATGATTCTAGCCCTGGCACATATGAGCTCGGATCTAAGTTAACTCGTGCTCAGTCTGAAGGACTTGGCGAATCTGGAGCTCTCTTCCGCGAGATGGCATTCAGTATCGAAAAGACTTCGGTTACTGCAAAATCAAGAGCACTCAAGGCAGAATACACCCTTGAGCTTGCACAAGACCTCAAGGCAATTCATGGTCTTGATGCTGAGCAAGAGCTTGCTAACATTCTCTCTTCAGAGATTCTTGCCGAAATTAACCGCGAAATTATTCGCACCGTTTATTTCGTTGCTAAGAAAGGTGCTCAGCACAACGTTGCAACTCCTGGTGTATTTGATCTCGATGTTGATTCCAACGGTCGTTGGATGGCAGAGAAATTCAAAGGTCTTTTATTCCAAATTGATCGCGATGCTAATGCTATCGCTCAAGAAACACGTAGAGGAAAAGGCAACTTCATCATCTGCTCAGCAGACGTTGCTTCAGCTCTTAACCTAACTGGCGCTTTAGATTACGCTCCTGCTCTCAGCACTTCAATGAATGTTGATGACACTGGAAACGTATTTGCTGGCACACTCAACGGTCGTGTTAAAGTATACATCGATCCATTCGGTGGTCCTTCATATACTCAAAGTAATGCCTCTAAGCACTACTACGTGATGGGTTACAAGGGCACTTCACCTTATGACGCTGGTTTATTCTATTGCCCTTACGTGCCCCTTCAGATGGTGCGTAGTATCGGTCAGGACACCTTCCAGCCTAAGATCGGATTCAAGACTCGCTATGGCATGGTTGCTAACCCATTCGTTACCGTTGACGGTGCTTTTGGATCTGCTCCTACAGGCGAGACAATGAATGCAAATTCAAACCAGTACTACAGAAGAGTACAAATCACCAACATTAACTGATTCAGTTTGTTGGTTTCAAAGACTCCCGAAAGGGGGTCTTTTTTTATGCGAATAAATAATAATAAAAGATTATGGGACAGACTAAGTGGTATTCGGAGCAACCTAAAAATAGAAATTTTCTTGCTCCAGTAGGATTTAAAATGGAATTAGATTTATTTGCAGGCGTAGATTTTTTCTGTCAACGAGCAAATATTCCTGACATAACATTACCATATACTGAAGTGCCAACAAGGTTTAGAAGTTTTCCTATCGCCGCTTCTGGAGGAATACAAACTGGTGATTTAAATTTAACATTTATTATCGATGAAGAATTAAAAAATTATATGACTATTCAAAATTGGATTAAGAAAAATGGGTTATACGAAGAGCATAGTAATTCAGAAGCAGAATATTCTGGAGGAAGATTAGAAATCACAACAAGTAATTTTAATATTGCTGCATATGTTTCTTATGAAAATCTTTTTCCAATATCTTTATCTGATGTTAGATTTGATGTATCTGATACAGATGTAGAATATTTTACTGCTGAAGCATCATTTAAATATACTTCTTTTGAAATTAGAAATAAACGTAATATAAAAATATGAAATTTGATCATTTGAAAACACTTTTTAATCATGTTAAATCAGAATGGGAAACAGACTCACACATAGACTTTGAATTTAAAAACAAACAATACTCAGCAGACCTAGCACAGATTTCTTTAGATATTCCATATCAACACAACAAATACTTAAATTTTTATACAGATTTCTCAACAGAAAAAACGGCAATGGAATTTCAGTATCGTATAAAGTTAAAAGAAAAACGAGAATACTATCAAGGAGAAGCAGACCCAGAGATATACAAAGAAAAACCTTTTGGACAATCTATTAAGACATCAGAGAAAATGAGAGTTTATCTAGAGGCAGATGAAGATTTAATTATTATAGAAATGAAAATTGAGTTTATCAACAAAGCTTTATTCTTCTTAGATAATATTCTTAAAATGATATCAAACAGGTCTTTTCAAATCAAAAATGCCATCGAATGGGAAAAATTCATCAACGGTAACTAATGGATAAAATTGTAGTTAAAAAGAAAAACGAAGTCTTTTTACAAATTTCTGCAGACCCTGGAATACATATGGAATTGTCAGACTACTTTATGTTTGATGTTCCTAATGCTAAATTTATGCCACTTTACAGAAATAAAATGTGGGATGGGAAAGTAAGATTATATTCTCCTGGCAATGGAGAATTATATTGTGGATTGGCAGATCATCTAAGAGAATGGGCATCTTTTAAAAATTATGATTTATGTTTTGAAGACAATAAATTTTACGGTAGCGTTGATGAAAAAGATGAATTAGTATCTTTGGAAGGCGTAAAATATTTTATGGATAAAATTTGTGTAAAACATAAACCAAGAGACTATCAATATAAAGCAGTTTACGAAGCTTTAAAAAATAATAGAAAACTTTTGTTATCCCCAACAGCGTCTGGTAAGTCATTAATGATTTATTCTTTGGTGCGATATTATATTGCTAATCACAAACGTATTTTAATTATTGTGCCGACAACATCTTTAGTTGAGCAAATGTATTCTGACTTTGATGATTATGGTTGGGATGTAGAAGCGCATTGTAAAAAAGTATATGGTGGTAAAGATAAGAATACAGATAAAGAAGTAATTATTTCTACATGGCAATCAATCTATAAATTTCCTAAAAGATATTTTGATGATTTTCAATGCGTAATAGGAGATGAGGCGCACCTATTCAAATCAAAATCTTTAATTAGTATTATGACAAAACTACACGAAGCAAAATATAGATTTGGTTTTACTGGTACACTTGATGGATCTGCTACACACAAGTGGGTGCTTGAAGGATTATTTGGTCCTTGTGCACAAGTTACAAAAACAGATAAGTTAATTAAAGAAGGACATTTATCCGAGTTTCAAATCAAAATTCTTTTATTAAAACATGAATCACAAATGTTTTTTACTTATCAAGAAGAAATTGATTATTTAATAGATAATCAAAAACGTAATAATTTAATTAAAAATTTAGTAAGAGATTTAAAAGGAAATACATTAGTCTTATTTAATTATGTTGAGCGTCATGGAATGCCTTTATATGACAAGATAAATAGTAGCGTAAGTAAAGAAAGAAAAGTTTTCTTTGTTTATGGTGGAGTGGATACAGAGGAAAGAGAAAGAATTAGGAGTATCACAGAGCAAGAAACTGATGCTATTATTATTGCTTCTTACGGCACATTCAGCACTGGTATTAATATTAAAAGATTACACAATATTGTATTTGCTTCTCCATCAAAGTCAAGAGTAAGAAATTTACAGTCTATTGGTAGAGTATTGCGTAAAGGAGAAGGAAAAGAGATAGCTACTCTTTATGATATTGCTGATGATATATCTGAAAAACCTCATAAAAATTATACGTTAAAACATTTAGACGAAAGAATCAACATTTATAAAGAAGAAAACTTCAAGTATGAAATTATAAAAATTAACATAAGGTAATCATGGAAGAAGAATTTTATGCATCAATAAAATTAATGTCAGGTGAAGAGATAGTAGCAAAAGTTTCTTACGATGCAGATGAAGATGTATTAATAATTGAAAATCCTCGTAAAGTAAATACTATAGACTTAAGAAGCAAAGGTGGAAACGCAAAAGGCTTTACTTTTGAAAGTTGGATATCGGCAACTTATGATGAGATGTTTATAATAAAAAAAGATCATATTCTTACTATAACTCAATTAGATTCTAAGATAGAAAAGTTTTATATAAAATATTTGTTAAAAGAAAATGACAATGATTACTCTACGAAAGTTGATGTTAAGGATCAAAGAGGATATTTAGCATCAATCAAAGAAGCTCGTAGAGTACTTGAAGATCTTTATAATAGAAGCTAAACACCTTTGAAACTCCACATCGTTAATTATACAGCAATTTGCTAGGTCTGTCAAGCCACTTGATAAATTTATGATTCTATGTTACAATACAGGTAAAGAATTAATTTAAATGGCAAAAAGAAAAACTGAAAACTACGTCAACAACAGAGATTTTTTAGATTCTTTAATGGTCTATCGTAAAATGGTGGAGCAAGATTTCTTTGAAAAGAATGACAGGTATCCAGACAAACAAGATAGGTCAAAGAATTGGGAAGGTAAACCACGAGTACCTCATTATATTGGAGAGTGTTTTTTAAAGATTGCTACTCATTTATCATATAAACCAAACTTTGTTAATTATATGTTTAGAGAAGATATGATATGTGATGGCATAGAAAATTGTCTTCAATATATTCATAACTTTGATCCAGGAAAATCTACTAATCCATTTGCTTATTTCACACAAATTATTTACTTTGCTTTCTTGCGTCGTATTTCAAAAGAAAAGAAACAACTAGAAATCAAATCAAAGATATTAGAAAGATCTGGGTTTGATGAAGTTTTACATATGGACAGTCACACTGGTGATATGATAGGATATAATGGTATATCATCAGATATGAATAGTATTAAGGAAACTCTTGAAATGAGATCTAAACGATGACAGTAGCTTTGATTACCGACCAGCATCTCGATGGAAGAAAAGGTAGTGTCAATTTTTGGGAATACTTCCAAAAGTTTTATGATGATGTTTTCTTTCCAACTCTCGAAAAACATAACATCAAAACAATCATTGATCTTGGGGATACGTTTGATAATCGCAAGGGCATTGATTTTAGTGTGTGGAATCGTGTGCGTCGTAACTACTTTGAGCGTCTTGAAGATATGGGTATCGTTGTTCATATGATACTTGGTAATCATTGTGTCTATTATAAGAATACAAATGAGATTAATTCACCAGAGCTTCTACTCAAAGATTTTAATAACATCATGATCTATGCTGAACCAGAGACAGTGATGATAGACGGCACTAAAATTCTCATGTTGCCTTGGATCAACTCAAACAACCATGATGATGCCTTAAGGCATCTTGAAGATACTGGTGCTGAGATTGTGATGGGTCATTTGGAGTTGGATGGATTTGAAGTAAATTCTGGTATGAAACACGAAGGTGGTATGAAACCAGAAATCTTCTCTAAATTTAAACAAGTATTTTCAGGTCACTTTCATCATAAATCATCCAAAGGTAATATCACTTACTTGGGTAATCCTTATCAGATGTTTTGGAATGATTATAAAGACGAGCGAGGATTTCATCTCTATGAACCAAAAACAAATAAACTCAAGCGGGTCAAGAACCCTTATGAGATTTTCCAGAAAATCTATTACAATGATTCTACTGATTCTCATCTCAGCTTCGATACCAGTATCTGTAAAAATTCTTTTGTCAAGATTATAGTAGATAGTAAAAAAGATTATCTAGCATTTGAAAAATTTGTTGATACAATCTTTTCTCAACAACCTCATGATGTAAAGATTATAGAAACTTTAGTTAACGATACTACTGAAGATACCGAAGAAAACCTTGAAGTTAAAGATACGTTAACTCTTCTTAATGAATATATTGATGAAGTAGAGTTAACCGTCAATAAAGATAAACTCAAAAACCTGATGAAGACACTATATATTGAAAGTTGTGAGGTAGTATGAATGTTTTTAATCTGCTTGCAGGATCATCCAGAAGGAGTTTATTCTGTGATATCAGAAGATGGAGAACATGTCATTTTATTTTTTGAAGAAGAAGAGGATGCTGAGCGATATTTAGGATTGCTTATTGATAACGATACTGATACTAACTTACCCGAATTAGAAATTAACGAAACAGACATTGACATAGCATCAAAAATATGCGAGAATAAAGGGTACTGTTACACTATAGTTACTCCTAACGATTTTATAATACCTCCTACAAATACATGATAATTTTCAAGACGATTAAATGGAAAAACTTTCTCTCAACGGGGAATCAATTTACTGAAGTTGAATTAACAAAAGAAAAAAGCACAATTATTGTGGGAGCAAATGGAGCTGGTAAAAGCACCATTCTAGATGCTCTCACTTTTGCTTTGTTTGCCAAACCATTTAGAAAAATTAATAAGCCTCAATTACTTAATTCAATTAATCAAACTGATTGCGTAACTGAGTTAGAATTTGATGTCGGTAATAATAAATACAAAGTGGTGCGTGGCATAAAACCAGCGAAGTTTGAAATTTATCAAAATGGCGAAACATTAAATCAAGACGCTTCTGTTGTAGATCAACAGAAACATTTTGAGCAGACTATTTTGAAAATGAATTATAAATCATTTACTCAAATTGTATTGCTGGGGTCATCAACTTTTATTCCTTTCATGCGTTTGTCTTTGTCAGCTCGCAGAGAAATCATTGAAGATATTCTTGACATTCAAATTTTTTCAACAATGAATGTCAACTTAAAAGAAAAATTTAAAATTATTAATGATGAATTAAAAGATCACGAATATAATTTATCGCTTATCAAAGAAAAAATTGATATGCAAAAGAATTTTATGCTTGACCTAGAAAAAAAGAATAAAGAAGATATTGTAGAAAAAGAAAAACGAAAGGAAACTTTGCTAATTGAAGCATTAAATCATGAAACAGAAATCATCAATAACGACGAGGCAATCAACAAAAAGACATTTGCCATTTCAGACACAAAGAAAATTAAGGCAACGATCACTAAGGTTGATTCGCTCAGAAATAAAATTACATCAAAACAAAAATTACATAACAAAGAAAAGGTATTCTTTCAGCAGAATGATTCGTGCCCGACATGTGGGCAATCAATTGAGGAGCATTTTAAACAGGAGAAGATCACGCTTCTCTCGGATAAACTTGTTGAGGTGGAGAAAGCTATGTCTGATTTGGGACAACAACTTTCCGATCTCCAAAGTCAAGAAGATACCTTTATTCTTTTGATTGATGAAATTAATGATCTCAATCAAAAAAATAAACATTTAACGAATGACATTAAATCACTTCATAGAAGAATTGAGGAGTTGGACGACGACATCAGAAAACTGCGGGATTCGGATGTCAATCAACGGGAGCAGTTTTCAATTCTTAAATCACTCGACGAGAAAGGCAAGCGAATCCAAGAAACGGTTTCAGAAACAAAGGAAGAAAAGGATTGCTTACTCACCGCATCGCAACTCCTCAAAGACTCGGGCATCAAAACGAGGATCATCAAAAAATATTTACCGACAATGAATAAACTTATCAATGATTATCTTGATAAGATGGAGTTTTCCACATCATTTATGTTAAATGAAAACTTTGAAGAAGTAATCAAATCACGCTATAGAGATGAGTTTAGTTATGAATCTTTCAGTGAGGGAGAGAAAGCTAGGATTGATATCGCTCTGTTGCTTACTTGGCGCTCTATTGCTAAACTTAAAAATAGTGTTGATACTAATTTGCTTATTCTAGATGAGATTTTTGATGGGTCATTAGATCAATCTGGCAACAGTGACTTAAGTTGGATTCTACAAACGTTTGATGATAAGACAAATGTATTTGTAATTTCTCATCGTGATAATATGGCAGATAAATTTAGTCGTTGTTTACGATTCGACAAGCATAAGAATTTCTCATATGTCACTGAGGAAACATCAGAATAATTTATTAGGGGTTGCTTTGGCGTCCCTTTTGTCGTATAGTAGGTCTAACGTCAAAAGAAACAAATGCTGAATATGGAAGTCAAGGGCAACTTAGCCCGCCTGCTAGCAACCGAAAATCTTATCGTGGAGCATCGTCAGGTTGAGACTGCTATGTTTAATATAAAAGATCGTGTGCTGACCTTACCTATGTGGGACATAGCGTCACCCAACGTATACGACATGCTGGTGGGTCATGAGGTTGGTCACGCTCTGTATACCCCAGACGAGTGGGGTGAAGATCATCAAGTGCCACAGTCCTACCTTAACGTGGTAGAGGATGCTCGTATTGAAAAGATGATGAAGCGTAAGTTTCCTGGCCTTGCTCGTAACTTTTATGATGCTTATCAAGAGTTACATACTCAAGATTTCTTTGAAATAGGTGATCGTGATATGGATAGTTATACCTTAATTGATCGTATCAATCTTTACTTTAAGATTGGTCTTCACGCTGGTATGATAATTCCTTTTAACGAAAAAGAAAAAACACTATCCGATATGGTTTCACAAGCAGAAACTTTCGCACAGGTAGTGGAAGCTGCTCGTCAGATTCTTGCCTATACTCGGGAGCAAGAGTTGGAAAAGATTCAGGCAGATGTTAACACCGACGAGACTACTCAATCTGGTGGTGATTCAACTGAGGGGCAGAGTGAAGGACAGAGTCAGGGGCAGAGTGAGGGGCAGAGTCAACCTGAAGATGCTGATGAGCAACCCGATGTCTCTGGCGCTGGTAGTGATATTGGCGGCATCAATAATCTAGAATCTGAAACTAATAAAGCATTCTCTGAAAAACAAAGACAACTTAATTCTTCTCATTCTAGATCAATTGACTATGTTGAGATACCACCACTAGATTTGAATACGTTTGTTATTTCTAATAAACAGGTGATGAAAGATTGTAGTGAAACATATGGCGAGCAATGTGCTGAGTTGTTTACTGATGCTGATAAACAGTATCTAGAGTTTCGCAGTGAAGCTCAACGTGAGGTAAACTATCTGGTGAAAGAGTTTGAGATGCGTAAATCAGCAGATCAATACGCTCGCTCTAGCACTGCGAAGACTGGTATTCTTGATACGCAAAAACTTCATACCTACAAGTGGAATGAAGATGTATTCAAAAAAATCAATATAGTGCCTGATGGTAAAAATCACGGTATGATTTTTATTCTTGATTGGTCTGGATCTATGGGTAGTTGTTTACATGATACTGTCAAACAACTTCTTAACCTTGCTTGGTTTTGTAAAAAAGTCCAAATTCCTTTTGATATCTACGCTTTCACTAATGATTACTGGTATTCAAAATCATTTGATTATACTACAATGACACGTGATAAATCTTACGCACATCATAAACAAGTTTCTGGTTACGTTAATGTGGAAGAAAACTTTCGTCTTCTGAATATGGTCACTAGTAATAATCGTAATGGTAAAGATCTTGAAGCACAACTTAAAAACTTCTGGCGTCTTACTTATGGTTATAGTGATTACAGTCGTTTTAAAAGTTTTATTAATTACAGTCAACCGCCTGGTTATGCTTTGTCTGGCACTCCTTTAAATGAATCTGTGATTGCTTTGACTGTGCTTATTCCAGACTTTCAAAAACGTAATAAAGTCCAAAAAACTAATGTTGTTATTTTGACTGATGGTGAAGCTCAATCCATTAACTATCTTATGGAGTATAAGCGTGGATCTTATGTAAAAATTGGTAGAAATTATATTGATAATGATTGTGTGCTGCGTGACCGTAAGACTGGTCGTGTATATCCTCGTTTTAAATCTTCAAGTTATCAAGCAGATATGATTACTTCAATCTTTCTTCAGTGTATTCGTGATCGTCACCCAGACATTAATCTGATTGGCATTCGTCTTATTAGTGGGAGAAATCTTTCTAATATATGTAACAATGGAGAATCTAAAATTTCTTATGAAAATATTCAAAAGCAATGGAAAAAATCTAAGTCTGTTGAGCTAGTTGATTTTATGGGTTATCAATCTTTGTATCTAATGGCACTTGATAATCTTTCTTCTTCTGTTGATTTTGATGTAGATGAGAATGCTACCAATAAACAAATCGGTGCTGCCTTTACGAAATCACTTGCTAAGAAAGGAGTCAATAAGAAAATGCTAACTTCTTTTGCTTCACTCATCAGTTAATCTAATCAATGAGTGCTTGCGCTTTCACCTCTTTTCCTCTATAATAACTACATACAAAACAACTCACCATGAAAAACTTTGAAGTCTCTCCACTCATTGATCGTTTTGGTCAGGTGGTGACTGCTGCTGACCTTCACGTTTACGCTACAGAATCTGGTATTGGATACCAAACTCTAGCTAAAGAATTAAAATCATTTAAAATTCAACGTGGTCTATGGCATTTAACTGCTGTAGAAAAACTTGAAGAAGTATTTAATCAACCTGCTGTGATCTCTATGCCTGTTCCCGTTCGGGAAGAATTCAACCTTATTCCAACTAAAGACCCTACGTTTTTCCCGTTCGGGAATTTTCCAGACGTTAAAAAAATCCTTTCTAGTCGGCAATATTATCCTATCTTCATCACTGGTTTATCTGGTAATGGCAAAACTTTTAGTGTGGAGCAGGCGTGTGCTCAACTTAAACGTGAATTGATTCGTGTAAACATTACTATTGAAACTGATGAAGATGATCTTATTGGGGGTTTCCGCCTTGTTAATGGCGAAACAGTGTGGCACAATGGACCAGTCATCCAAGCCCTTGAGCGTGGCGCAATCCTACTTCTCGATGAAGTGGATCTCGCATCTAATAAAATCCTTTGCCTTCAATCAGTCCTAGAAGGTAAAGGTGTCTTTCTGAAGAAGATTGGTAAATATGTGAAACCTACTGCTGGTTTTAATATAGTTGCTACGGCTAACACAAAAGGTAAGGGTAGTGAGGACGGTCGCTTCATTGGCACTAATATGCTTAACGAAGCTTTCCTTGAGCGTTTCCCTGTAACTTTTGAGCAAGCATATCCTAATGTCAAAGTTGAGACTTCTATTCTTAAAAAAGTAGCAGAATCAATTAATTGCTATGATGCTGAGTTTGTTGATCGCCTAGTTGCTTGGGCTGATATTATACGCAAAACTTTTTATGATGGTGGAGTTGATGAAGTCATCTCTACTCGTCGCTTAGTTCATATCATTCGTGCCTTTGGTATTTTTGGTAAACGTAAAAAAGCAATTGATGTTTGTGTTGCTCGTTTTGATGATGAGACTAAACAATCCTTCTTAGAGCTCTACTCTAAGATTGATGCTTCTATTAATGAAGATGTTGTTGAAATCATCGAGACAAATGTTTGATGATCTTCCTCGTAATACACTTGTGCGTTTAAAGGATGGTAATCTTTTTTTAATAAAATGTAAAATATGTCAAACTCATAGTATGGAGGAAGTCTGTTGTTATATTGGTCATAGGTATAAAAATAAACTAACACTTGACTATGATCCTTTTACGTGTTATTATGATATGATAGAATCCATTATGGGGAAAAATTAATTATGCAATGGAAATATACTGAAGATAAAATCCTTAAAGATATTGAAGATTATGTATCTGGCACATATAGCAGTCACTACTGTGGGCATAACGATGCCTATAAAGAAATCCAAACTATTGATTTGATCGCAGCAAAAGACTTGGCACCAGATTTCTGTCAAGCTAATATTCTTAAGTATGGCAGTCGTTACGGTGATAAGGATGGTCATAACAAACGTGACTTGCTAAAGGTAATACACTACGCCATGCTGCTGCTTCATTTTGATAAACATTACACCCGTCTCGAAAACGGTCTTTCTGAATTTAAATTATGAGCACTGTTGCACTTTCCAAAACTACTATTGACATTCTCAAAAACTTTTGCACAATCAATACTTCTATTGTAATCAAAGAAGGAAACATTCTTCGCACTATTAGCAATCAAGAAAATATTCTTTCTTTTGTAACAATAGAAGAAACTTTTCCACAAACGTTTGCTATCTATGATCTTAGTCAGTTTCTTGCTGGGTTGTCTTTATTTGACAGTCCTAGTTTAGTATTTGATAATGAAGATTATCTTACTATTAAATCTGGCCGTAGTCGTGTCAAATATTATTTTAGTGACCCTGAAATTACACTTAAGACTGCTCCTGATAAAAAGGTAAATTATCCAGGATCTGATATTACATTTTCTTTGACAGCAAACGATATTTTATCACTCAACAAAGCATCTAACGTATATAAACTTCCCGATTTTGTTATCGATACAGATGAAGAGATTTTATTATCTGTTAGAGATTTAGAAAATGATACATCGCATGTTTATGATATTACTGTAAACGGTGATTTTGATGGAAAACATAATCTTCATCTCAAAGTAGAAAATCTTAGATTGCTATCGGGTGATTATAACGTAGGTGCATCTAAACATTCAATTACCGAATGGAAACATACTAACTTTGATTTGACTTACTATATTGCTATGGAGCCTTGATGAAAAACTTCCTGTGGGTGGAGGAATATCGTCCTCATACTATTGAAGATTGTATCCTCCCTACTTCGTTAAAGAAAGTATTTACTGGATTCATTGAGCAAGGAGAGATTTCTAATCTTCTGCTCTCTGGTCCTCCTGGTGTTGGTAAGACTACTGTTGCTAAAGCATTGTGTCAACAACTTAACTTGAGTTATATTGTTATCAATGGATCAGATGAAGGTCGTTTTCTTGATACTATTAGAACCCGTGTCAAGCAGTTTGCTTCTACTATCAGTATGACAAGCGGTGGTAAACACAAGGTTGTTATTATTGATGAGGCAGACAATACTACACATGATGTACAGTTATCTCTTCGTACTTTTATTGAAGAATTTCATAGCAACTGTCGTTTTATTTTTACCTGTAACTTCATTAATAAAATTGTAGAGCCTCTTCATTCTCGGTGTACAGTCGTTGATTTTCGTATTAAGAAGGGAGAGGAGCAGAAGTTACAGGCACAGTTCTTTGACCGCCTCAAGAGCATCCTAGGCACCTCTGGTGTGACCTATGAGGATAAGGTGGTGGTCAAACTGATTCAGCGTTACTATCCAGACTGGCGGCGTCTTATCAACGAAGCACAGCGTCATTCAGCAGGTGGATCACTTGACACTGCTGTGCTCTGTGATATCGCTGATATCAATTTAGATGATTTAATTCGTGCAATGAAAAATAAAGAATTTACTACTGTGCGAAAATGGGTAGTTAATAATATGGATAGTGACCCAAATATTATTATTCGTAAAATATATAATGCACTAGTTGAAGTTATTGAAGGACCCTCTATTCCTCCTGCTGTGTTGGTGCTTGCTAAGTATCAATACCAGATTGCCTTTGTTGCGGACCAAGAAATTAATCTTCTCGCTTGTCTAACCGAAATCATGGTGGAGTGTAAGTTCAAATGATTGATTTTAAAACTATTGAACTTAATCGTTTGTCTAAATTTCTTTCTACTCTTTCTGGTAATACAGATCCCACCCAATATTTTGATGTGGGAAGAATGATTGAGATTGCCTATCAAGAATATAGCAATGGGCAATTGACACGAATCAATATGATTGGTAAAGATTTGCTTGATATTTTTAAAAAAACATACGAGAGTAAAAAAGTAACTTTTACTAACAAAAGTTTGATGGCGGTTCGGGGAGTAATTGTGATGAATTGTTATGGAACACCAGACATAAATCGTTTTACTCCAGCTGATTATTACCTTTTTACTGATCCAGATAAACTTAAAGCATGTTGTGTTCCAGCTTCTATGCTTTATAATATTAAAGTTAGAGGATCTACTATCACTGCTTCCTGTGATCCCAAACCAGAACATTTTTTCTTGGATGGTGGAGAATCTGTAGACAAGAGTTTCTTTGAAGAAAAACAAACATTTATTATGAACTTTATTTGGAGTATTGAATGAAATCTTTGAAAACCCCTCTTCGTTATCCTGGTGGTAAATCTCGTGCCATCAAATATCTACTTCCTAAGTTCCCTTCTGATATCACAGAATACCGTGAACCTTTCATTGGTGGTGGTAGTGTTGCTATCGCATTCACTAAAGAGAACCCAGACATTCCTGTGTGGGTGAATGACCTCTACAATCCTCTGTATACCTTCTGGTGTATTCTGCGTGACCAATCAGATGAACTCTATGATATTCTGAAACGATACAAAGAAGAACACAATACCCCTGACCTTGCTAGTGAGCTCTTTAATCAGATGAAGCATGAACTCAACCATGAAAATACGTGGGATGTTTATCGTGCTGCTGCATTCTATGTCATCAACAAGTGTAGTTTCTCTGGTCTGACTGAATCATCTTCCTTCTCTCGGCAAGCAAGTGTCAGCAACTTTTCTATGCGTGGCATTGATAAACTTCCTGAGTATTCTAAACTCATCAAGAACTGGAAGATTACTAATAATAACTACTGGGATATGATGTTGACGCCAGCACCAGTAAATACCTTCTGGTTCCTTGATCCTCCTTATGATATTAAAGATAATCTCTATGGTAAAAAAGGGGAACTTCACAAAGGATTTAACCACGAAGAGTTTCATGCTTATATGACTCAGGGTAATATCAAAGATGATTGGATGATTACTTATAATACCAATCCTACACTCATGGAGTGGTATAAAAATTACTATCAAACCAAATGGGATTTGACTTATACTATGCGTTCTGTAGGTGACTACATGAATGAGCAAAAAGACCGCGCAGAACTTTTGATTACTAACTATGCCAACACCAAGCCTATCCGAATATCTGACTTCTATCAATCAGACGAAGAAGAATGTAATACTTGATAATGAATCAGAAAAAGCATACCCACCTTTTATTATCAACAAGTGTCTTGCTGCTTTTCACGATACTATTTTATTTTCAAACGAGATGAATATGTATCCTCATCTAGACAAGAAGATGCAGTATGACTTTTTGATAAATAGTATCAATCCAAGGAAGCGTTTTAGTCCTTGGGAAAGAAAAGCATTGATTGATAATCTCGAAGTAGTTAAAGAATATTATGGGTATAATACCGATAAAGCTTTACAAGCATTGAGAATTTTATCTAAGGATCAACTTGAAGATATTAAACGTTTATTAAATAAAGGTGGAAAACGATGACTATTGATGTTGAAGTTAAATGGAATCAATCTGATATGATTGAAGTAACGCTTAACGAACCTGATGATTTCTTAAAAGTAAGAGAGACCCTTACTCGTATTGGAGTTGCCTCTCGTAAAGAAAAAATTATCTATCAATCATGTCATATTTTACATAAGCAAGGTAAGTATTATATCGTTCATTTCAAGGAGCTGTTTGCTCTTGATGGAAAAAATACTAACCTTTCTGTAAATGATCTTCAGCGTAGAAATAGAATTATTCAACTTCTTTCTGATTGGGGATTAGTTACGCTCATCACTCCAGATGCTATTAGTGATGTTGCTCCACTCAATCAAATAAAAGTATTAGCTTTCAAAGAAAAAGAAGAATGGACTTTAGAAAGTAAGTATAATATCGGAAGAAAAAAACCAGATGAGAACGGTTAGAGTTTTATTTTTAACTCCTGCTAAAAAAGCTGAGTGGTTTATTATTCCATGGGGGAAATTTTATTTGGATTGGTATCGTAAATTAGGATATACTATACTGATGACCGAAGTAACCGAATAGATTTGTAGAGAATACCGCCTCGGTTATTTTCATTGCAAAAGAATATATAATATTAAGAGATGCCTTCGGGGTCTCAAATAACACTCGCTTATTAAAGGAGAACAATTATGAATCCGACTACATGGCAATTATACGCTCCATTTGGAGTAGGATTAGACAGTGTGTTTACTCGTCTTGACTCAATGTCAACTCATAACACAAGTTATCCACCATATAACATAATCAAAAAAGATGCTTCTAACTATGAAATTGAAATCGCTCTTGCTGGATTTAAACCAGATGAGATTGAAATCTCTACAGAACAAAACATTCTCCGAATTACCTCTAAGGTTGAGAAACGAGATTCTGACAGAACATATTTACACAAAGGACTTTCTAAAAGATCATTCATTAATACATGGCAACTTGGAGATGATGTAAAAGTATCTACAGTAAATTTTGAAGATGGATTACTTACAATTTCATTACAGCAAATTATTCCAGAGCATCAAAAAAGAATAACTTATAACATTGAAAAATCAAAAAAACAATTTTTGATAGAAGAAGTGTAATCTAATAAATAAGAGTGGCTACCCCTTTCTATTGTTGTCGCTTGGAGTCGATGCTGGCAAAATCCAGTCTTGACTCCCTTTTCTTTTTATGCTATAATATTAATACACTTTAAAATATTATGATTCTTAAAATTTTAGTTACAAACATTGGAGAAAGAATTATTGCTGGTGTATCTGAAGTTAAAGATAGCGAAACCAATAAAAATCTTTGCTTGCTTATTAAATGCCCTTACATTCTTCATGTAAATCCTAAAGAAGATAACCCAACTGAATATTGTGTCAACTTTAGTAAATGGAATCCTTTCTCTGCTGACAATAAATTTCATATTCCTTATGGTTATGTTGTTACATTGGGAGAAGTCGAGGAAGATCTTTTAAAAGTTTATTTAGAAAAATTTGGTGAAGAATTATATGGAGACGAAAAAAATGTTGAATCCCAGGTTGATATTATTGAAGAATAATGAATCCATTATTGCTGAGGTAGAAGAGTTAGATGTGGAAATGGGATTACCTGACTGTAAGTTGATTAATCCATTTACGGTTGGCACCGATTACATTTATGAAGGAGAAGAAAAGTGGATTGCTAATTTACCTGCAGATGATCTAATTGGCAAACCCTGTCAGAAAAGGGTTGCGCTTGAGCGTTGGCCGTGGTATACTGATCAAAGAGAGGTTGTTTTCAGCTCGGATAATATTTTGACTATTCTTAGTCCTAATGCCGAATTGCTGAAAGCATATATCGATGTGATACCACCAGAGCAACTACAGGAGACTGAAGAAACTGATGAAATTTTATAAGAATATTGAGCAAGTAGGCAATAAAATTTTAATTCGTGCTCATGAAAATGGCACAGATGTAATGTATAGAGAGGAGTTTAAACCCTCTCTTTTTGTTTCTTCAGACAAAAAATCAGATTATAAAAGTCTTGATGGTAGAAATTTACGTCGTATGCAACCTGGCACTATTGCTGATTGTAGACAATTTGTTAATCAATACGAAGGAGTTGAAGAATTTGAAATTCATGGAAACACCAGGTATTTGTATCAATACATAAATGAAAAATATCCAACTGATGAAATCAAATATGATTCTTCTTTAATCCGAGTATTCACACTTGATATTGAAACAGGTGCTGAAAATGGTTTTCCAAATATTGAAACCGCAGATCAAGAGATTCTACTTATTTCTCTGCGTGATTCTTTTACAAATCGTATCATTGTTTGGGGATCAAAAAGTTTTAAGAATGAAGACAAACAAGTTGATTACATGCACTGTGACAACGAAACAAAACTTCTTTCTTGCTTTCTCAAGTGGTGGCAGGAAAATACTCCTGATGTTGTAACTGGTTGGAATGTACAACTATTTGATATTCCATACATCTGCAATCGCATGAATCGTATTCTTGGAGAAAAACATACAAAATTACTTTCTCCTTGGAAATTAGTTTCTGGTCGTGAAATTTATATTAAGGGGCGTAAAAACTTTGCGTATGACATTACAGGTGTTGCTTGTTTAGATTACCTTGAGTTGTATAAGAAGTTTACTTATACCAACCAAGAATCATATAGGCTTGACCATATTGCTTCTGTAGAACTTGATGCCAAGAAACTTGATCACTCTGAGTTTGACACCTTTAAGGAATTCTATACTAAAGATTGGGACAAGTTTGTTAAGTATAATATAATTGACGTGCGTCTTGTAGATCAGTTAGAAGATAAAATGAAGTTGATTGAGCTTGCGTTTACTATGGCGTATGATGCTAAGGTAAATTATGAGGATGTATATTCTCAGGTGCGTATGTGGGATAATATTATTTACATCTATCTTGATAAGATGAAGATTGCTATTCCACCAAAACATCAATCTTCAAAAAACGCTCAATATGCTGGTGCTTATGTTAAAGAACCAGTGCCTGGTATGTATGATTGGGTAGTTTCATTTGACCTTAACTCTCTGTATCCGCATTTGATTATGCAATATAACCTTTCTCCCGAGACGCTCCTGCCTCACCGTAGCAGCGTCAATGTGGATATGCTACTAGGTAAAGAGTTTGATACTTCAGACCTCTCAGGGGAGACTCTGTGTGCCAATGGGACGCACTACACCACCAAGCACGAGGGGTTTCTTCCCAAGCTGATGAAGAAGATATATGAGGATCGCACCATCTATAAAAAGAAGATGCTTGCTGCTAAACAGCAGTATGAAAACAAACCAACAATTGAGTTGAAGAAAGAGATTTCTCGGTGTAACAACATTCAGATGGCACGTAAGATTCAACTTAACTCTGCCTATGGTGCTATTGGTAACGAGCACTTTCGTTACTACAAACTTGAAATCGCTGAAGCAATCACACTATCAGGTCAGCTTGCTATTCGCTGGATTGGTAATAAGATGAATGCTTATCTGAATAAGATTCTAAAAACAAAAGGTGCTGACTATGTTATTGCTTCTGATACTGATTCTATGTATCTCAATCTGGGTCCTCTGGTTGACAAGATATACGCAGGCAGAGAGAAAACTCCTGAAAGCATTGTCTCGTTCCTTGATAAGATCTGTGCGGTGGAACTTGAAAAGTATATTGAAGATTCTTACAAAGAATTGGCAGAATACCTCAATGCCTACGCACAGATGATGACAATGAAGCGTGAGAATATTGCCGAGCGTGGTTTCTGGACCGCGAAGAAACGCTATGTTCTCAACGTATGGGATAGTGAAGGTGTGCGTTATAACGCAGCAAAGATGAAAATCTGTGGTATGGAAACGGCACGTTCTTCTACACCTTCTTATTTTAGAGATAAGCTCATACAAGCATACACCATTATCATCACCAAAAATAATGAGGAGTTGATTGAATTTATTGATAACATCAAAGGTGACACTAAGGAGCAGAATTATCTTAACATTGCTTTCCCTCGTGGTTGTAATGGGTTGCAAAAATATAAAAAAAATAATGGTGTCTATGCTAAAGGTTGCCCTATTCAAGTGCGTGGTGCTTTGCTGTATAACTATCATATAAAAAATAAAAATTTAGAGCACAAGTATCCGTTGATTCAAGAAGGAGAAAAGATTAAATTTTTGTATTTAAAAACTCCAAATCCTATTGGAGAAAATACTATTGCTTTTTTTCAAAGACTTCCTAATGAGTTTAATTTAGAGAAGTATGTTGATTACTCCACACAGTTTGAAAAATCATTTCTCGAACCACTGAAAACTGTGCTAGAATGTATTGGATGGCAATACGAACGTCGTGGTTCGCTTACAAGTTTCTTTAGTTGAGGTATTATGAATTTTTTACAGTCTGTTATTAAGGAGTTGGATAACGAACATGCAAATATAGTTGAAGACACAACTGTGTGTAACACATTTGTAGACACTGGTAGCTACATATTGAATGCTCTTATTAGTGGGAGTATCTTTGGTGGTCTGCCATCAAATAAAATTACTGCTATCGCTGGAGAAACTGGCACAGGGAAAACGTTTTTTTCTCTCTCTATTGTAAAATATTTTTTACAAAATAATCCAGAAGCGCAGGTAATTTATTTCGAAACAGAATCAGCTATTGAAAAGAATATGTTATCTGGTCGTGGCATAGATATTAAACGAGTGGGACTTGTTCCTGTATCTACCGTTCAAGAATTTCGTACTCAGAGTATTAAGATTATTGATTCTTATATGAAATTAAAAAAAGCAGATAGACCTCCTTTGCTTTTTGTGCTTGATTCATTAGGAATGCTTTCCACTACTAAAGAAATACAAGATGCTACCGATGGTAAGGAGACCAAAGACATGACTCGTGCTCAGCTTATCAAATCCATCTTTCGTATTCTTTCACTCAAGATGGGTCAAGCAGAAATTCCTATGATTGTTACGAATCACACTTATGATGTTGTTGGTGCTTATGTGCCAACTAAAGAAATGGGTGGTGGCAGTGGTCTGAAGTATTCTGCTTCTAGTATTCTTTTCCTTTCTAAAAAGAAAGAGAAAGATGGCACTGAAGTTATTGGTAACATCATTAAAGTCAAGACACAGAAGTCACGCTTCACTAAAGAAAATTCATTAGTGGAAACAAGATTGTATTATGATTCACGCGGTCTTGATAAGTATTATGGATTAGTTGAACTTGGATCAAAGCACGGAGTATTTGAAGTAGTTGGTAATAGAGTTAAGATTGCTGGTGGCACAGTATATCCTTCTGTCATCTATAAAGAACCAGAGAAATACTTTACTCCAGAAATTCTCCAAGCTTTAGATGAATGTGCTAAGAAAGAATTCATGTATGGAGTAGTAGATGAGTGAAAGAATAGAGACAACAATTCTGCGTAACCTTCTTTGTAACGAACCTTTTTATAGGAAGGTTGTGCCTTTTGTTAAACCAGATTATTTTAATGAGATACACGAAAAGATAATTTATGAGGAAGTCTGGAATTTTGCAAATAACTACGAGATGCTACCAACAGCAGAAGTGCTTATCATTAATTTAGAAAGTAGGAAAGATTTAAATGAAGAAGTATATCAAAATGCTGTTAAGACTATTCAAAGTCTTACCAATGCCCCAGTCGAACACAACTGGTTGCTTGACACCACAGAAAAATGGTGTAAAGACAGAGCCATCTATCTTGCCCTCTTGGAGTCTATCAAAATCGCAGATGGAGGCAATACAAAAGTATCACCAGATGCGATCCCCGCCATACTCCAAGAGGCCCTGGCAGTATCTTTCGACGAACATGTAGGGCATGACTACGTGCAAAATGCAGAAGAAAGATATGATTTTTATCATTTAAAAGAATCTAAAATTCCTTTTGATTTAGAAAAATTTAATTCTATTACGAAGGGTGGTATTCCTAACAAAACATTAAACGTTGTGCTTGCTGGCACAGGTGTTGGTAAGTCATTGTTTATGTGCCATTGTGCTGCTAGTTGTATGCAACAAGGTAAAAATGTTTTATACATTACTCTTGAAATGGCAGAAGAAAAAATTGCTGAGCGCATCGATGCTAATCTTTTGAATGTAAATATTAAAGATATTGGTGCTATACCAGAAAGTATTTTTACTTCTCGTATTCGCGAAATTGGTAAGAAAACACAAGGTCGCCTTATCATTAAAGAATACCCAACTGCCGCAGCTCATGCAGGTCATTTTAAAGGATTACTAAATGAATTATCATTGAAGAAATCATTTAAACCAGAAATTATTTTTATTGATTATTTAAATATATGCTCTTCGTCTAGATACAAAGGTGCTATTGTAAACTCATATACATATGTCAAGGCGATTGCAGAAGAACTTAGAGGAATGGCGGTCGAACACAACGTGCCCATTGTCACTGCCACACAAACTACTAGGAGTGGGTTTGGTAATAGCGATGTCGATCTCACTGATACCAGTGAGTCTTTTGGCTTGCCAGCTACTGCTGACTTTATGTTTGCTCTCATCTCTACAGAGGATTTGGAAAAAAATGGTCACATTTTAGTTAAACAATTAAAAAATCGTTATAACGATCCTACTTTTAATAAAAGATTTTTGATTGGAGTTGACAGATCTAAGATGAAGTTGTATAATGTAGATGTTGCCGATACATCTTCGATTATTATTGATGATGAAGAATATGAAGAGCAACCAAAAGCACAAAACAAATTTAGCAAGTTTACCGAATTTATTGTATGACAAAGCAAGTTGATCTAGATAAGTATACTCAGTTTGTGGATAGCACTACAAGTTATCCATCTAAAAGCAACGAAGAAATGATTGCTCGCATACAGCAATTAAACGAACGTGATGTTCCTATTGCTCGTCTTATGACTGCTGCTGTAGGAATGTCTGCTGAAGCAGGAGAGTTTACTGAGATTATTAAGAAGTTAGTCTTTCAAGGTAAAGAATTAACAGAAGAAAATAGAATTCATTTACTTAAAGAACTAGGTGATGTGTATTGGTATTTCACTCAAGCGATGCTAGGGTTGGAGGTTGACTTGAATGAAGTTGTATTAACAAATGTCATGAAACTCACAGCACGATATCCTGATGGTGCTTTCGACGTATTCCATTCAGAAAACCGAGCAGACGGCGACATTTGATGCTATGATAGGGGTAACCTAAATAGAGGGGACCCCTTTTCCCATAGATGGCAACCCAGAACAAACACCTGGAGCACTTAGAAGACGAGTTAATCAATTTTGGTTATGGCGGATACGTAGCTTCTAAGGACCTCATACAGAATTTTATTGACGAGCTTGGTGGTCGTCCTACTGGTCGTGTGACCGTTACTACCAAGTGGGATGGTGCGCCTGCTATTGTTTGTGGTATTGATCCAGAATCCAAACAGTTTTTTGTGGGCACTAAGTCAGTATTTAATAAGAAAGAACCAAAGGTAAACTTCACCGAAGAAGATATTGAAAAAAATCACGGTGAGATACCTGACCTTGCTAAGAAGCTTAAGTTTTGTCTCAAGTATTTTCCTGAGCTTAAAATCAAAGGAGTAGTCCAGGGAGACCTTCTTTTTACTGATGAAGATGTAGCAACTAAAACTATTGATGGTGAGCGTTATTATACTGCTACGCCAAATACGCTAACCTATGCTTGGCCTGCCGATAGCAAGTTAGGTAAGGCAGTAAATTCTGCTAAGGTTGGAGTAGTGTTTCATACTTACTATAGTGGCGCTGGTCCT